GAGTTGGCGGGGGTGGCGGTGTGGCATCGGCAGGATGGGGTACAGACGCTGAGACACTATCTGCCAAGGGTGGAGGGGAGAAAGCGGGAACAGAAGGTGTATGCGCCGGTGGTGGCCGAGCCCGTGGATTCCGAGCATGACGAGTGGTTGGGGTTTGGCCTGCAGCAGCCGTTGGTGGTGATGAGAAGGGCGCTGGAGATGGTGGAGGACAAGGAGAAGGTGGTGGTGGACCCGTTCTGTGGGGCGGGCACGACCTTGGTGGCGGCGCGAATGATGGGGCGGAAGGCGGTAGGGATAGAGGTGAATGAGAAGGTCTGCGAGATAGCGCGTCGGAGGCTTGAGAGATGAAGACAATTCTTACCCTTATCGCCGTCCTGATCCTGAGTGGATGCTGGGCGAATCCCTACGCATATAGAGGATACGGGTATCAGCCCTACGTGTATCAGGTGCCACAGGATAACTTCGGCCAGCAGTATCGATACGTGGGGCCCGGAGGACAGACCACCTTCTACCGCGGATTAGGCGGCGGGAACTACCTCGTGCAGGGAGCGGGCGGCAACGGGTTCATTCGGGGGTTCTAGGTGAAGATCGTACGAACTGCAGAGGTTGATGTAGTTCCGAAAGAAGAAGGAACCATATTCATTGACCTGTCTGCGGAGCAATTGGTGGTGCATCCCTACGAAGCCCGCATTATCTATGATCAATTAAAACAGGCCGTGCGCAAGTACGGTCGTAAATATCTGTTCGATGAAGATTGACTTCCTCACCATCTCAACGATGGAGGTCTGGCATTACCAGTCCATCGTGCGCGCCCTGTGCGCCCGCGGAGTGGACGCCCGCTGCATTTCCCCTGGACTCGACCTGCACTCCAATCAGATTGGCTGGGACGACCCCTGGAGAATAGACAAGCTCTTAAGGACTCTCAAATTACCGTACTGGAAAAGCCGCCGGCACGACGCTCAGTGCGTCATCACGACTCAGAACTACGGCTTCGTCCAGGACTATCCCTGCAAGAAGGGAAGAATGATGTACGGGGTGGGGTTGGTACGGCCCAAGGAACAGATGGTGGACGAGCGACCGATGGACTTCCACCTCGTGCATGGACCTCTCGGAGTGAAGCAGCAATTCAGCGACCACGCCCTGTATTCCCCTTCCCTGCCTCCTGAGAAGGTAGCGGTGATTGGCTACCCCAAACTCGATGGGTACTGGTCGCTCGAGCAAACCCGGCAGGACCGCATCACCATCCTTTATATGCCGACGTGGGGCGAGCGATCATCGATTGAGGAGCACGCCCTGAAATTGGTTCAGAAGTACCGAAAAGACTGGCTCATCATCAAGCCCCATCACTGCACCATTCAGCACGAGTACCAAAGGATGGAATTGCTCCAATCCTTCCGGCGCGGAACGGGTATGGTAGACCTCTGTCTGGACGATGTTCCAATCGAAGGACTCTACCGGCAGGCGGACCACGTTCTCACCGATGTATCGTCCGGAGCGTTTCCCGAAGCTCTCCTGATAGGGAAGGCGCTGGAACCTTTGGGCGATCGTTCCGAGTTGGTGGTGGAGAATCTGGACCCCAAGTTCCTGTTCTCCACGACCAAAGGTCAGGACGGCGAGGTAGCTGCGGAAGCTATTCTGGAGTTTATATGTTCTACACAGTGACGACGTTAAAGGCTGAACGGTGCGTTGTTGAAGCCAACTCCACCGAAGACGTACGCAAGGCTCTTGGAAACGTTGAGCCAGTCGGGAAGGTGATCATCATTGCCGCTCTTGGGCCTTTCTGGGGAGCGCCATCAACCATCATTAGCATCCTTCCTAGCAGCCAAGAAGATAAGGCCGAAGCTGCAGCAAGTGGATACAAGTTCGATGAGTGACGTAGTGCTCTCGTGGGTGAGCGGCTCCCATGTAGGAGCCAAGTTCTCCCATGCAGTAGATATCCTCATGGACTTCGATCGCAAGACTCATCAACTCATCGCCGAGCGCATCAGCCACGAATCCTCTCTCATCGACCTGAACCGGAACCGCTGCGTCTACACCTTCCTGAACGATCCACGCTTCGAGTCCAACTCGTACTTCTTCTTCGTGGATTCCGACATGGTGTTCCTACCCCATCAATTCTACGGACTCTACTACACCGCCAAGACCCGGGATTTGGACGTGGTGGCCGGCATGTACTTCGGCCTGAAGAACGGCATCATCACCCCCAACTGGTATCTGGAAGGAGGTCCGCGTGCCTATCATTCGGTGCCGGAAGTCGAAGGAAAGCTCATGGAACTGGGTGCCGTCGCGATGGGCTTCACCTTCATTCATCGCCGCGTTCTCGAGGCTATGTGGGAGTACGATAACTTTGCTTCGTGGTTTACTCACGACCTTGTGCTGGGGGCTGATGGTCAACGGGATTCTATTGGTGAGGATTTATCGTTCTGTCGAAGGGCGAGAGAAAAGGGATTCAAGGTCTGGGGCGACCCGTCCATAGGGGCGATTGGACATGAAAAGCCCGTAGTGCTGGATTTAACCTGGTTCCTGATGCAACGTAACTGGCTGGAGGCTCAGAATGAAAAGCACCGAGGAAGTGAAACGAAAAGCCGCTGAACTTCATCAACCCTTCGCGGATTTCTTCCATGAGCAACTCGACCGCGATATCCCTGATGTGGCCGAGCAGTTGAGGATTATTGACGCCTTCTGCGAATTGCTCAAGGTGACGGCGAGCAATCGACTGCACGAAATCAAGGGCGATGGCATCAAGCAGCCGCTACCCTTCGCTTTGGGCGGCAAATATTCGTCTCTCAAGGAACCCACTGAACAATGGTTCGCCAAGCACCTGCCCGAAACATACGGCACGGAAATCGACCAATGGCGAGTTACGGGCTACCTCTGCGAACGGATGATGGAGATGTGCGCGAACGAACTCGATGCTCTGGCGTTGCAGGACGAAGCCGAGAATCGCAAGGTCAAAATCTACCAGTGAAATGGAGCAGTTCTTTGAAGCGGTCTGGATAGAAGCTGCCTTCCAGACCTTCCGCAAACAACATGGCATCGGGAACGGTAAGGCGAATCGTGAGAAGTTCCTGCGCATGATGCCGAAAGCGATGGATGAAATCATTCGTCGGAATTGAATGGGCAGGCCTAACAAACGAGAACTGACCCGCGATAAGCCGCGCCCTCAAGTCATAGAGGCGTTCGCCAATCAGATGCGGGCGGAAGGCGAGCAAGTCCCCTCCGGCTCCGAAGATACCTTCAAGGAATGGCTGCAGCGGAAGTCCGAAAAGGAACTGTGGTTCTTCTCCCGCTGGATTCTGGGCAACGACTTCCTCTCTCTGGGCAAGTTCCACCGCACCGAAGTCTGCCCCTTCCTGACCGATTTCAGCCACGCCCGCTTCAAGCTTCTGATGCTCCCATTCGGGCACCTGAAAACCACTGTCGCATCTCGTTCTCTGCCCCTTCATGCCTTGGTTCAGCATGCCTCCACCAACATCTACTTCCCCGGCATGAATGGGTGCAATACGACTATCTGGCTCGTCAACGAGAATGGCGAGAAATGCAAGGAGAATCTGCAGGTCCTTTCCGAACACGCCCTGACCAACGACTGGCTCTATTGGCTCTGGCCCCATGTCTTCTGGGCTCATCGCAAGGAAGCCAAACGCTGGACCGACGACTACATCGAGGTCAAAAGGAACACCATCAAGGCGGAGCCATCGGTCAAGGCGCTGGGCATCAAGGGCGGATTCATCGGGGGCTACTACGACATCATCATTGCCGACGACATCGCCGCTCTACAGGCATCCATGGACCCCCCTCTCATGGAACGCTGTAAGAAGTTCCGTCGAGCTTCCATGACCAGGTTCCACGACAAGAAGGCGGGCATTCATATCGGGGTAGGAACCCACTGGGGCGCCGATGATGTGTACGTGGAATGGAAGAAGGACATGAGAGTGGAAACCATGATCCGCTCCATTCTCGAGTTCGATGAGGACACCAAGACCGAGAAGGTGCTGTGGCCCGAGAAGTATCCCCCCGATGTAGTCGAGCAGATGCGCAAGACCAACGACGCCATCGAATGGGCGCTCTGGTACATGAACAAGCCCGTAGCGTCGGGCTACACGGCGCTTAGGTGGGAAGACCTGCGGGAATATCAGATGAGTCCCGATGGCAAGGAACTTTACTTCCACGAATCCGAAATGGATGAGCGGATCGAATTCAGGTACAAGACCATCTCGAAGAATCTAGGATTTGTGCTGGGCAGCGCCCGCTACGATCCCATGAACGCGAAGCCGAGAACCAAAATCCCATCAAACATGGACTCGGACTTTGTGACTCATATGAGGATCAAGGACGGGCGCTGCCCTTCCTGTGGGCTGGAGAAGAATCCCGATGGCACTCCCACCTGCAACCATTCCTCCGTGACCGATACTGATTTCGGATACAGGTGGCTCGGCCAAAGATGAGACGCGATCGGCTCATCATCGAGATCATTGATTCCTTCGAGGCTAATCCTTGGTACGACCTCGAACGCGACCGCTTCATTCATCGCAAATTATTGGATGAAGTCGTCTACAATATATGGGCACGCAACCTGTTGGAAATGGCGAAGGAACAGCACGATTGACTCACGTCTGGAAAGCCAATCCAATTTGTAGATGCAGACAATCGTCGTAAACCGACTCTATAAGGTCTGCATGGCCGACCCTGCCGGTGGACCCACCTTCGGTCGCAGGCAGTCGGGCCTATCCCGTTCCGCCATCTGCGTCCTTGGCGAGGACGACATGGAGCGGATGGTCATTCTCGAGTCCTTCGCCAAGCGCATCGCCCCCGACCTGTTCATCAATAAAATCTTCGAGGTACAGGAACGCTGGCGCCCGTCCGTGTTCGGCATCGACGCCACCGGACCCCAGTTGCCCTTCTATCAGCTTCTGCTCAAGGAGGCGCGCGAGAGAGGCGTCAAGTGGAACCCCCGGCAGATCACCTCCAAGATGGACAAGATTGACTCCATCGAAAAGGCCATTCAACCCATCGCCGCCGCCGGCAGACTCATCCGGCCCAAGGAAATTGAGTGCCATACCCTGATGGAGGAGTGGCGGCAGTTCCCGACCGGCATGTACCTCGATGCGATGGACACTCTGGCGTGGGCAATACGGCTCTTACCTACGGTCCTGCCCTCTCACATGAAGCTGCTTTCGGAATCCCAATTGTTCGCCTACATGCGCAGGATGGGCCTGCCCGACGATATGATCCGGGAGCGAATTGCCGCGCGAGACCAGTTCAAGTAAATATACTCCATGCCTGAGAACGCCGGCGCTGCGTCCGTAGAGATAGCGAATAGAGTTCGCGACCCCCAATTCATGGGGACTAGCCAAAGTCAGGTCATCAATCTCCTGTCCTACAGCCAGCAAGTCACCAACGGTATCCTCCATGATTCGGTGCTGTCCGGTTCTCTCACCATTCAACCTCGCACCCTGATTTACCAGCTCTCCACCTACTTCCCGTCCGCTATCAAGGTGCTGGCGGTAACGGACGAATCTGGACGGGATTTGAATCCTCTTTTTAATGCAGAAGCTCTCCAGTGGTTGAATATGACCTGGCCGACTTCTTTAGCCAACTCCCCGCGGAACTTCGTACAGGTGGGTGCCGATGTCCTGATTCTCTACCCGGGCACCAGCCGGGTGCAGACGCTGACGGTGAAGTATTCGCAACTCACCCCGGCTCTGGCGACCGCGGCGGACTACACCGTTCTGCCCAATGAGGATAACACCCCCATCAATGCCCTGACCGAGGCTTTGCTTCTTCTCAAGGGCCGCGACCTCAATGCCGTCAAGCAGACCATGACCCGATTCCTGAGCAGAATCACGGAACTAAAGGCGGAGCACCGGTGAGTTACGTTGGATGCAAAGGGAAACTTGCGGCGTCCGGGCGAGTGTTCACGGTGATTGCGACGTTTACTCCTATTGAGGAATTTGCAATCGAATTCGATGATGATCACACTTGTTACCGTGGAAAGTTATTTGGTGAAGGCGTATTGGCGTGGCTTGAAGTGACTCCGGGCGCAATGAAAGGCGAGCCTAATGGGCACTAAAGCCGACTGCCAGACTCTCTGTACCCTTCTTTCCAACGGGCAGTTCGACACGTCCCTGTTCGATGGGTTCTACACCTACACAATGGCCGTAGCGGAAATCGCCCGCTTCCATACCGTGGCGACTCCCATCACCTTCACCGCCAAGACCTCCACGGTAAATCTTCCCCCTGCTCTGCTGAATCTCATCACCCTAATCTACGACGATACCGTTCTATCCGACTTGGAGCTCAGGGAACTGGAATCGCTCAATCCGGGGTGGCGCAATGTCACCGGCAAGCCCATCTCGTTCACCCGTCAAGCCGAGAACGTCAAGACGGTGGAAGTCTACCCGATACCGCAAATCACCTCCCCGCTCATCATTCCGGTTCACGGCCTTCCTACCGGGCAGGACTATACCCCCGGGAATGGCATCGCCATTTACGCGCAGCAGGTAGCGGACGACTGCCTCCCTTATCTCGTGCTGCCCATCTCCCTCTACATCCTCGAGCGCGAATATATTCGGGAGAGTGACCACATGGACGTGGCGTTTGCCATCATGTGCAAGGAAATCGGCAAGCTCCTGATTGACCAATTATCCGACATCTTCCTGGGACCGCACCCTTAAATGGCCACTCTACCGACCACGCCTCCCAACCAGTTTCGCAGGTTCTCCGGTCCTACCGTCGATACGGAGCAGGGCAATCGGCTCATCTACGACCTTGAGAACAACTTCAACATTCTCAACCAGAACATCAATGCGTTGAATGCCGCTGTCGGCTTGGCGCAAAACCAGTTGGCGCTCAATACGGCGACTCTGAACCAACTCACGTTGCCCACCTATCCTGGGGCGCAGGGACAACCGGGGGGTGGCGGTACACCAATTCCCCCGGGTTCTACGGGCGTCGTGGAGACTGGCGTGACGCCCTTCGTAGCTTACTATCCGGCTAACGCCGCCGAAGTAGCATCATCAGGGACGAACTTCGTCTATCTCAACCCGAACAAAGTCATTAACGTCCTGACTTATGGCGCCAAATGCGACGGCATCACTGATGATACTGCTGCAGTGCAAGCGGCATTTAACGCTTGTGGCGCGAGCGGGATCGTGGAATTTCCCCCAGGCACCTGTATTATTTCCAGCGCTATCACAGCTTCAGCTATTAGCTCTCTTGCTGTTCGTGGGGCCGGTAAGAACGTCAGTCTCATTTCGCTCAATTCCACCACCGCCGATGGACTTGTCTTTGACACGATCGCCCAAGGGTCGGTGCAAGTTCATGATCTGACCATCGAGGGTAACGTAGCTGCCGTCTCTGGTGCGCTGCTCACCATCACCACTGCGGGTGCATTTGAGAGCGGCAATAGCGTTGTCCACGATTGCGAGTTTTTACAAGGATGGAATCAGCTCGCCTTTCTCAAAGCCAACACCTGGATGGCGAATAACAATTCCTTCCTGAACTTCGTCAACTATGGGTTGCTCATCAACAACACCAACGCGATTGATTCCGGCGACATGGCGGTTTACGGTAATTTCTTCGACTCAAGTGTCGCGAGTAACACTCCGCTCAATTGGCTGTCGGGTGGCGGGCTTAAGTTTATTGGCAACAAGATTCTGACCGCCAACTGCACCGCTGGTCTTGCGGTGTCGAACGTCACCGCGTCTGGCGTTACCAGCGTCTTTTTAATTCAAGACAATAGTATAGAGCTACCGTCGGGTGGTTCTTTTGGCATTCTCATCCAGACTGGGGCGTCGGGTGCCCAATTGGCGCAGATTGTCATTCAGGGCAATGAAATACTGGGTGGCGGAACCGCCGGAATTGCGTTCAGCGTGGCCGGTGGTGGCGGTGCATCGATTTCGGGTGTGTCTATACAGGGTAATGTTATCAATGGGGTTCCCACCTCCCTTACGATGCCGGGAGTATTGAGTATCATCGTAGATGGTAATGAGTTCCAGAATGGTTCGGTTGGCATCAATGTAAGCAGCGCGACAACTGGAACTATCGGCCCAAATCTTTTCAGCGGCGTCACCACTAATTATTCAGGACTCAACGCCAGTGTTACCCTGCTTGATGGTCCTCCGTTCACAGTTGCAACGTTGCCCACCGTCGCAAATGGTTCTCATGTCTATGCGTCTGACGGGACGCCTAATACCAATCCTGTGACTGGGAGCGGTAGCGGTTGTCTAGTGTCGCGACAAAATGGTGCATGGGTGTCGTTTGGAGCGGGTGCGGGTAGCGGGACCGTAGATACTTCCGCTCAATACGACATTCCCTATTACAAGAATGGTGCGACGGGCAACGAAGTCACTGGAGCGGCGATCAGTGGCGTGGTGGTGGCCAGTACGTCTGGCGCTCCCGCTGCACTTGCGGGTAATACGCTCGGTGCCAACAACTTCGCCAATTCTATCAATTCGGCGGGGGTCCTCTCGGGTGCGCAACCCGCGATGTCCAACATTTCGGATTACGGCGTCAATACTTGGACTCCAGCCGATATTAGCGGCGGCGGTCTATCATTGACGAACACACGCTGCACCTACACGGCAATTGCCAATCTGGTATTTTTGTACGCGGACATAACTTACCCTTCGACCGCAGATACCCATACCGCGAGCATTTCGATTACCGGTCCTTCCGCGATCAGCGGCGTCGCGGTCGCCGCTATAGCGGCGCCAGGATTATCGACCGATGTGGTCGCATATATCACGAGCACCAACCATCTTCAGTTTTTGAGCAATGCCAGCTCATCCTTCTTGACTAATGCCAATATGAGCGGCGTACATGTGCAATGCCGTCTGGTATATTCAACGACGGCGGGTGGATAGATGCCTCAGAAACGAATTTCGTTCTCATCCTTTGACCGTCGCTTGGTCGTTGCCGGCGGTCGCGAGCAAACGGGTCTGGCGGGCCTGCGCAGAGCGTCCGGCGTGGCTCCAGAGCAGACCACTTCTATCATGTCCAGATGGGGCTCTCCGCTCCTCTATCCCAACATCGGGGCTATCCAGCTCTACTACTGGGGCGGCGACCGCTACGCCTACGACGGCACCAATCTCTACAAGAATGGGGTCATCTTCCTGTCCGGCTTTGACGGTTCCAAACTAACCTTCAATTCCATGCCTCCCGGCACCGGAGTGGAGGACTACTTGTTCATCCTCGGGGGCGGAAAGACCCCGTTCAAGATTGCCCCTGACGGCACCACGTCCAATTGGGGCATCGTGGCTCCTCTGGACGGCATGCAGGCGCGCACCGCGGCTACCGACACCACCACCATCGATACCTTCGATAGTTCCGCGGCGAATTGGACCCCAGTTAATTGCTCGGTAGCCAACGAATCGACCATCGTTCAGGCGGGTACGGGGAGTCTCAAGATTACACCTACCGCAGGTCCGTGGAGCATCACGTGGACTCTGGTGTCCACTCTGAATCTCGCGGTTTATGCGGACAACATCATCTCGCTTACCACGGATTACATCTCGCTCTGGTTCAACTGCAAGCATCCGACCACGACTATCTGGCTCGAGGTCCTGTTCGACGTGAACGATGGGTCGTTCAAAAAGGACTATTACTCGGCGGTAATTCAGGTCGTCCCCACGACGGCCAACAAGCACGCCGCCGATGCCGCGGTCATCATCTCGGCGCCTGCCGATGCGTGGTTTCAAGTAGCGATCGCCAAGAGCCAGTGGCTCAGGACCGGCACCAATCTCAATCTCGATTGGAGCATGGTGCAGGCCATCAGGATTCAAGGCGGCTATTTACCCCCCGACAGCAATCCCCCCCAGAATGCGCCTGTTTATGTAGACAATTTCACCATGTTCGGCGGGTATCCCTTGGGAACGGGGCCCATCGCCCTTCAAGGCGGCGCGACCTTCCAGTATCAGGTGACATACGGCAACGACATCACAGGGAACGATTCCAACCCCAACGACACCCCTCTCGTCATCTCGAATGTCGCTGAACAGCCGGTAGTCCTCTACAACGTCCCGATTTCTTCCGATCCGCAGGTGACGAATCGTAAACTGTGGAGAACGCAGGAGGGAGGGGCGGCGCTGTTCTATCTGGATAAGATTCCCGACAATACCACCACCACCTACACCGACGTGACCTCATCTATCCCGATGGAACTCATCCTGACTCCCTGGGTAAAGAACGTCACCATTCTGCCCGCCTATTACGTCAATGAGGGGAACGGGTACTACGCCTTCACGGTATCCGGTGGCACGACGGGCAATACCCCGCCTAATTGGAACATTCCGACGACTACATGGGCGGCCAAGGAACCCATCGATGTAGCCGGGGAAACTTTACTCCCGTCTCAAACCAAGACCGCCAATTACTCGGCATTCAAGGCCCTAAGTGCGGGCGTGACGGGAGTAGTCGAACCCAACTGGCTCTCCGTTCCGTCTGTCGGCGATACCATCGTAGACGGTACGGTTACGTGGCAAAACATTGGTCCCTTGATTACTTCCGATGGCCTGGTGAATTGGCAGACACAAGGCTTGAACGCCGTTCCGGTTCTGGGCAACGATGAGGTTCTGCTGGACAATGCCCCCCCTCTAATCACCTACGGAGATGCATATGGACCTTTCCAGGGAAGCATGTTCTGGACTCGGGATTCCTACCCCGGGAACGAGCGCAACGTCTACGCATCGCCTCCCGGCCGCCCCGAATCAGTAGGACAGGTCTATTTTGTGTCGTCTCAGAATGACCCGATGCAGAAGCTGATGGAGTACGACGGGGTTCTGTGGGCGTTGTCTCAAGACCATGCTTTCTACGCACAAGGAACGTATCCATCGATCGCTTTTGTCGCCGTCATGGGTGCCCATGGAACGACGCAACCCTACACGTTGACGCGAGTACACGGGATAGGACTTATCTACTGGGCGCACGATGGAATCAGGATCCTGTCGTGGGGTTCCTCGAGGCTCATTGCCTTCCCTGAAATCTCCCCTATTCTCCGCGGGCAGATGGAAGAGAACATCCCCGCATGGTCTTACCTGACGCCTCCGACCTGGAGCGCCCGCATCAAGGACGAAATCCTGTTTTCCGATGGGCAGCGGCTCACTCTTGCCCTTGCCTACGATGGCCTTAAATCGGGAGAACTCATCTGGCGGGTGCCGGGTCCGGTCATGACGGCGGCCTACCACGATGAGCAGACGGGTGAGGTACAAGCCTCATGGGGGCAGAACATCTACCAATTCGAGCAGCCGGGAACCTTGCTGGATGGTTCCAACCCGATTGCGTTTGAGGTGCAGAGTCCGGGGGATTTCCCCGACCCGGGCGCTCAATTCACGACCCAGAGGCTCTACATTGCGGCGAATCTAAATGTGTCGGCGGTAGGGCAGGTTCTGACTCCTACGCTCATCATTGATGGGGTAGAGAGAACCCTGCCCGTCCTTCCCGCCAAGTCTGGGCGATTCACATACGAGCTCGCGCCCAAGATGGTAGGCAGGTTGTTCGACGGTGTCCGGCTGACCGGCAATTTGACGGGCAGGGTGGAAATTTACAACATCTCAGCCGATGTCTGGCTCGGGGAACAGCAGGAATGAAGAAAGCCCTAAAGACGGAAGTCGTGGAATGGGCACCTGCAGCTATGTGGTGGCATTACAAAGCATTGGGTTTCCGTAAGCTCAGCACCGACCGTAAGCGAAAGGGTTGGGTGCAAATGATGTCGGTCGCGATAGATGCGGACAAACTCAAGGAGATCGACGAAGGTCCGCTATGGTACGGGGAGCAGCAAGAATGATGAATGATGAAAGATTGGCACAACTGGTTCAGTTTACGAAGGCACTGGTGGATGCGAATCAGGCGGGCGTGTATCAGGTGCCCCTGATGGCGACCCCTGAAGAGGCATTAGACCTTCTCTTTGAAGTCGCGCAACATCGGAGTTTGGCGCCCCTGTGGGAGCCCGATAATGCGGGCGGATTGAAACTCCGATTGGTGAAAGCTGATTCGGTGCAGTGAGCAGCAGGAATGAAGCTATATAAATTCCATTACGTTCTTCGGCAACACGGAAATGGCGCTATTTCCGCTTCACCAATGATCGTAGCGCGGACATTCGAGGAGGCGGTCGCTATTGGGATTGACGCATACAATCGCACTCAATCGGAAGAAGAGGTGACTGGCCAAACCTTTGGAAGTAGTGGTTCATCGTTGTCTCTGACCCTTGAAGAATTCGTTGATTTAGATACCTGCCTACATCGGGAGCAGCAGGAATGAATGTTATCGCCATCAAAACGCAAAGGATATCGCCCCGTAGATGGAAAGCATACGCTGATGAGTTCCCAGGCTTGGAATGTATTGATTCGCAACCCGACCTTGCACGGCAGGAATTATATTCCGCGATTCTGAACCTTGAGAGTATGTTATTGAAGCAATGGCGAGAACGTCAGTTGCCGCTATGCTGATCTACGATCCTGACCGCCATGAGACTTTGGTAGTTGATTGGTTCCTCCGCCAATTGCGTGGCCATCCCGAAGAACTCGAAAATCTGTTCGCCTCCCCGCTCCGCTCTCTCACCGAAATCCTCGGATGGGCCAAGCACACCGTCAAGATCATGTTCGAGATGGACAACGGCGGTATCTGGATAGCTTCGTGGGTCGAGCCGGTTCTTTCGGGCGCCTACTATGGTCTATGGGTCCGGCAGGACAAGCGGCAGACCAAGGGAATGCTGAAGCATGTTGATGAGGTGCTGGACTATTCCCTCACGCAATTCCCCGTCTTGATGGCAATCACCAAGCAGGCGCGTTTACAAGACGAGATGGAAAGACTAGGATTCGTCAAACAGGGAGACATCCCTTTTCTATTCGATGGTCACGATGCAGGAATTTATTTTTTGACCAAGGAGTCCCGCGATGGGCGGAAGTGGCGGCGGCAAGACCTCAAGTCAAAGTTGGCAGAGTCCCTACGCGCCTCTGTTGGCGAAGTTCGGGAACCAATTGTTCAAGAACGCCCAGCCGACTCTGGGCCTGCTGTCCAGCCAGACGGCGGAGGGCCTCCAGACGGGCGGGGTGAACAGCCGTATCCCCCTCGTAAACGCAAACGTCGCAACGGCAAGGCAAGCGTACAGCACGAGCTACCAGAACCTGAAGAATCAATTGGCACAATCGGGTCTTTTGAACAGCAGCTTCGGCCAACAGATTTTGGGACAGGCGCAGATGCAGGGGGGGCAGGAGATAGCGAACATCCCCTCCCAAATGACTGAACAATTCATCTCTGGTGCGCTGCCCACAGTCGCGGGGCAGGCTCCCCAAGGAGTGAGCGCATTGGGTACAGCGGGCGGTCTCTATGGGGGGAGCACTTCCACGCCATCCTTCTGGGATTACTTCATGCAGGGTGCGAATGCGGGCTCTGGATACGTGCCGCCACCGTCTTCTGGCGGTGGTCCAATAAACATATCGATGGGTCCATAAATGGCCGGAGCATTGGGATTATTGTTTGGCTTTGGTGCGGGTGCCGCTCGCAACAAATACATGCAGGAACAGCAGGGCGCGCAGAATGCAGCCGATCTGCTGATTGCCCAAGCGGGCAAGGACCCGAGCATTCTTGATTCTCCTGAAGCGCAGAAGATCGTCACCAAGGCTCGCGGCAAGGATTATTTGCAGACGATCCAAATGGCACTGCAGCACCATCAGGCGATGCGTCAGCAGGCTACACAGGAAGCGCAGACCGCGCCGCAACCGACGCTTATCGGCGGCACTCCTGAAGCTACCCAAGGACAGGACCAACGCACCGTCGCCCAGACCTACGTGAATTGGCACAACCAGTTCGTCAATTCTCCGCACTATCAGAATCTTCCACCCCACGTGCAGAAGGAGATGGACAAGCAATTTGAACTCGCCAACGGGATTCTAAAGACCTACGGCGAGATACCTGCTGAAGCAGAAAAGGCTCAAGCAACCGAAAGGGCAAAATTGGCTCCTGATATCACGGCAGCAAAGGCGAAGCAGGGGGCAGATATCGCAACGGCGCGAACGGTTGCAGAAAATACCGGCGAGGCGCGTGCTGCCAAGGTGGGAACCGCCGCCGCAGAAGCGGGCGCGGGTGCCAGTGCTCGATTGGCGGTGGACGCATCTCAACAAGCATTGGATCTGGCTGGAAAGAAAGCGACCGTCGCGGAAAATGCACGCCGTAAGGCGGCGGGTGAGGCACCGCTCACCAAGGCAGAAACAGAGAAAATCTCGAATGGGATTCAGGCTCGTGCCAAAAATGCCTTCGCCAATTACGCCACAGCAAATCCGCCGCCGAGTCTCGCGCTACGAACAATAGCATCTGCTCAAGGTGGCGATTTGATGAAGGATTGGACGGACAAGCGCAATGCCCATATCTGGCAGACCGATCCCGAAGTAGCCAAGGCCTTGGACCTGCCTCGTCCCGATGGGTTGTTTGTAGCCGGTGATCGTCAAGCGAAAAATGGCGTCACATACGAACGAGATGCCAGCGGTATCTGGCATCCGGTGAAGTAGTGTGCCCGATACTCTTACCGACGCAGATTTTGCCAAGACCCTAACTGATGAAGACTTTGCTTCTGGTGCAGGTGGTTCCATCATGGAGCCAACCGGCCAGAAGATTCGTCGTATCGGCAAACAGATAGGCACCGAAACCATTGCCAAGACCGCAGGCGCTTCTCCCGCGGTTGCTGGTGGGGAGATGGGTGCGCAAATTGGCGCGGCGGTGGGTGGGCCATTTGCCCCTGCTACTGCTCTTGTTGGTGGTGTAGCCGGCGCTGCTATCGGCGGATTTTCTGGTCCTGCTACCGAGTATTATGCGCGCAAAGCGATGGGACAGCATGTGCGCCCACCGAATATGGACGATGCCATCAAGTCATCCGTGATGAACGCTTATTGGGGGATGCTCGGCCCTGTCGCCGCAACCGTGGCAGGCAAGGGTGGAGCAGAGGCGGTTGCTCCCGAGATGGAGAAGGTGCCGCGTACTCGCGCCAATCTCCAGCAGGCTCTCAAGAATCGAGACGTATGGCACGAACTCGGAATGAGCGACGAGCAGATTGATGCGATGCGCGATTCTCCCGAGCTTCAGCAGGAGTGGCTTGACAACGTAAGCCAGGCCGAGAAATACAAGGGCGCATGGCAGACCACGCTCAATCAGACCCGTTCTGATTTCAACACCCGTTATGAAGAAGTAGGCACCAAATGGGACGCTCCCGCTGATGCGCAGGGACTCGCAGCAAAGATGCGGGAAGCTGCGCAGACCGAGAACATCCGACCAGGATTCAAGAACTGGCTGGAAGCCAAAGTTAATGAAATCACTGGCGAAGGTGCCGACGTAACGAAAGACCCCGGTGTTCAAGCGCAGATTGAAGCACAGCAAAAAGGAATTACCGACAACACACAATTAAGGAAGATCGCGCAGGAAGCACGCGAAAAGGCGAAAACTGGCCCATCATTCTCCGCTCGGGATGCCAAGGAATTGCGGACTGAACTTCGTTACAAGCTGCCCAAGAGCGCCAACAACTTCGAGCAGCAGGCTTACAATCAGGTGTTTGATACCGCCACGCAGAGCTATCAAAAAGCTCTTGATGATGCGGGCGCCACGCCAGAGCAGATGTCTCGTATCAAGGGACTGGATCAAGAATGGAAGATGATGCAGGACACCATCTACGCATTCGACCCACGCGATGAAAATTACGGTCTGAAGGCCGCGCAGGCGTTGTTTGACCCGATGATCAAGGGACATCCCGAAGATGCGGTGAACCTGATTCGGTTGGCGCAGAGGGCTGAGGACATTCATCCCGGTCAGGTGATGCCGCAAATCAAGGAAGCCTTTCTGCAAAAGCTGTTCAATGAATCAGCGACTGGTAACGCTCCCGTTGAAGAAATGCGCGCCCTTCAAACGGCGCAGCGCCAATGGGGCGGCGAGAAAGGTACGCAACAGGTTGTGCGGGCGCTATTCGGTGACAATTCTCCGCTCAGTGATCCAGTTACGATGGCACGCTACTTGGGAACTCAACCCGAAGCGGTAGTGCAGGGCATCGCGAAATCCGGCTCTGCGTTGTCTATGAGAAGCTGGCAACGATACGCCCTCCGTGCTGGTGTGTTGTTCGGGGGGTATGGTGCTCTGACTGGTGGTCGATTCTTTGGTGATCTGTCAAAAGGCAAGCCGGAAGCCCTGTTGATGCTCGGTGGGATATTTGCAGCGCCGTGGTTCGGTGACAAAGTGATGGCCTACGGTTCCCCGAAAGTGCAGAACGCTTACGTCAATTTCAGGCTGAATCCGAGTTTGGATACGATGGAACAGTTCTCGCGGGTAGCGGGTGGGGCGGCAGGCTCCTACGGGACGCGATTGGAAGAGCAACCCGAGACCAATCCGAATCCGTTGCCGGGAACTGAAGTAGCAGGCGCTAGGCCGTAATTCCTAGAAACCCGCCCTTCTTTTCTATCTCTTTTTCCGCTGCTTTCAGGCTGGATTTATCGAATCGGATGCCGTCCGCCTCCAGCGCATCGGCCGCTTCTTCGCACATCTCGCGCGCGTCATCCTTCGACGCTCCCCATCCTAATGCCGATCCGAATTCCACATACTGCGAATCATGGGGAATGATCCATACCTTCCCGTCCCTGACGCAGTGGTTGTGAAAGGCGTATCGGTCAGCGAATTTCTTGGGGAACTCAACCTGAAGGAAATCTTTCGCTACCACATCGGACTTGAGGACGATTTCGTAGCAGTAGCGAGCATCTCCGTAATCGGGTGTCTCATCGTTCAAGATGACATCGTTCAGATTCCTGATAGCTGCCATCATCACGCCACCTGGAGGCGATGGAACACGGCAGGTAGCGTCGGTCATGTAGATGGTGCCGTCCTTGGTGATGCGCATCTCGTTAGAAAAGAAGTTCTGATACTTGTGCTGCTGGAAATATCCAGACAGTACACTTACCAATGGCCCCAAGGCTTCCGGCAATTCATCCACGATGAAGCCGAAGTAACCCGAGTCCTTGTTCTCCACTCCCATCAGAGCGGGAATGTCGAAACGTCCATTTCTAACGAAGGTGTCTATCCCTATCTCAAGAGCATCGGGAATCGGGTCTTCTACGATGAAGTTCATGGACTTACCGATAATGCCGAGTCTGTGCTTCAGAGATGAGAACCACGAGGCTTCCGAGGCGTCCCAGTTGCGATGATGAACCGTCTCTAAATCACCCCGGTACGTGGAAACCTTGACGTACTTGTTCTTGTTCTCTTGGAGATGCTCAGCCAAGCCGTCGATGCCCTCGATTTGGATGGCGTAACCGACGGGGAGATTATTGTCGGACAGGAACTGCTTCAGGAACCATCTATCGGTTTCTATTTCCGACCCGCCGTTGCAGCCCCATGATGGTATTCCAAGCTGTCGAGCCAGAGTTTCAAATCCGCCGAGATAGAGGTCGGGGACGATGACGTGAGAGGCCTTGCCTTCGAGCATGAAGGTGATTGGGTCATCCACTCTCTCAACGTTCGGTAATCCCGTGCCAGGGGCGAACTCGCGCGAGGTTGGGAACGAATTGTGCCACGAGCTGTAGTACGCGACTTCCGCAGTTTCGGCCATCTTCGCGGCCAAGTTGGTGTAGAGCCCATTGTCAATTACAAGAGGTTTCTGCATTTGGGGCACATCACGTAGCCGACTGTGCGGGCTTTGTCGTAGCTGATTGGGTCAGTTTCGCGCCATTGTTTTCCGGGGAGTTGATGCAAAGTCAATCGGACATGGACGAACCATCGGATGCAGCATGGAGGATAACCGTTCCATAGCCCTAGAATCCACTCGCCTAATCGGGAGCCTTCCAAGTATCGGATGCGCAGCCGTTGCCAATCAACAGCCATACAACGAGATGGAATCGAAGTCGTCGTCTTCCGCGAATATCAGGATGAACGCTACTGCCATCTGTTTATGTCGCTAAACCCGAGAACGGCTCGTGGCCCGTTGGTCCGGCGGTTTCAAAGGTCATTTGTCGCCCGCGCTTCATAAAGGCGGATTGAAACAGACCCCAAAGAAAATTGAAGGCTTCCTCACTGCATTCGACATGGTAGCGGTACTTCTTGCCGTTCTCGTCGGTCAGCACGATATTCGGTTCCATGAGACGCACTTTACCCCTACGTATTGACGACGCCAAGCGTCTGGCGTAAATCTCATGGGGAGTTTTCGAGACACTCGCAATTAGAGGTAAATAACATGCCCCGTGGGAGCAACAGCTCAATTGAAACAAGCCGAGTCAGCGCACAGGAGCGATTCAATTCCAGCCGAGGCAACGGCAAGACCGACGCCGGCGCCGCCATCCCGAATTCGCCCTATCTGAAAAAGGGCTTCGGTTCCGAGAAAGGCATGCAGTCTAATCCGAAAAAGATGCCGGCTCCTCGCGCGTAGAGGGAGGGGACTCCGATCGCAGCAGGCATCGCAATCACCACGAACGCCACGCAATGGACGATCACGTATTCGGCGTCCGCAGCGGCAGGGTTCACGCTCCCCTATCAGCTTTGGCCGGCGTCTACCGACCTGAACCAGAAAAAGCCGTTTCTGCCCCGTCGCGCCGTCGCCACAATGGATGGTGGCTCAGCGGGCAATAAGATCATCATTCAGGACGCGGCAAGCTCGTCTGATTGGGTGAAGTGGGTGGCTGCGAATGACGACTTCATGCAGCCCCTTGAATGGAAGCGCGCCACCTACGAAGCTGGTCCCCTGACGCCGACCATCACTCAATTCGACGCCGGATACGAACTCATCATCTATTTTTAAGGTCAGAATGTGCCGGAAATCCGCTCTACCCTCAACTTCGAGCAGGATGGCAGTCCTCTACCGGATATGCCTGCGGTATTCCGGCAGATTTACCCTGAATCCACTGGCGTCGTAACCATCGCCGCTACGGCGGATAGCAACACAACTTCCTACCATGCCGTAAATCTGAACATCACCACGATTTCGTGGCTGTATCTGACCTGCGACCAGACCCTCAACCTCAAATTCAACGGCGGTTCCGATGTATTCGCTCTTGATGCGGCGGGTGCCCTTTTATTCGCGGGAATTAGCTTCAGCACCTCCACGCTGGTCGAGTACAACAATCCCTCGTCTACCACGACCGCCAATATCACCATCGCCATTTACGGGAACAGTTAAGCCGTGCGTACCGTAGGAGTCGGGCTCGGCAAACCCATCAGCCTGACGCCGGAGCAACGCTCACGGCTTCGCTCGCATCTCCAATCTTCTCATCGTGACGCCTTGGACCAGAGATTCGGCGTTGAGAAGATGTGGCAAAGGTGCGACAACTCCTATGTCGGCCAATCGCCCGCCGATCCGCGCTGGACGCCCTACAAAGAGGCTCCAGTAATCGAAGTCACCATAGGGGCGATGGTCACTGATGCGGTCATTGCTCAAGCCAATAATCTCATCTTCCAGACGGAACCTATCCTGACCATTGCGCCGACCAAGGAAGAATTTGAGAAGCACGCCGACGCCCTTCAGAGGCTCGTAGACATAGAAGTCAAGAGCAAGATGTGGAACTTTCGCGGCGGTGCCACAGAAGGTCTGACCGACGTGGTGAAGAAAGGCAACGTGGTTTGGTATGTGCCTTTTACCAAAACCGTTAGAGTGACGGACATCGAGGAAGTCACCACTTTCGGCCCCAAGATTTACTGCCTTCCCTTGGAAGATTTCATCATTCCCGCCAATTCCACCAAGGACATTCAGACGGCTCGATTTGCCACCGCCCGTTTCTGGATGGGTCGTAACGACCTGAATCTCAAAGCTCGACTCAATAACTGGTCGATAGACGATGCTTTAGGTGGCGGATACGGAAGCGGGGGAGATTCCAACGCGCCTCGGTATACACGCCTGAGAGCGGCAGGCTTAGCGGGTATCTCGGGGGAGAAGTACGAAGAAGTCGCGATCGCGGATACGTTTCTGTATTTCGACCTTGACGGAGACGGTCGCGAATACGATTTAGAGGTCATCTGGAACATGAGTTCAGGGGGAATCCTGAAGTGCATGTTCAACCGCTACGATTGCCGTCCCTTCGTGATGGAAGCCTACCAGGACCAAGCGCATACGTGGGTGGGCATGGGCACCATGCAGATGTCGGAGCAATTCGAGCGCATGGCGACGGAGTTATGGAACAACCACATCTGGAACGCCATGATCGCCAACATGAAGGTGTTCAAAGGGCCTTCTTCCGCCATGCAGGAAGCCGAGGAAATCTATCCCGGCAAGTTCCTAGTAGACGATAATGGCGCCGTAGAGACGATGGACATGGGCAATGTAAACCCCGCGTCCATTCAAGCGTTTACCATGCTGATGCAGATGGTCCGCGAGAGGACCGGCACTCAGCTCCTGAATCAGCCCATCAGGAACAATTCACGTACCCCCGCCAACACGATGGCGATGATGTCGCAGCAGTCGAATACGAGGTTCACCCCTCAATTCGACAACATGAGAAATGGTCTGGCCGACTGCGTGATGCAGTGCATCTACCGTCTGCAGGAACAGGTAAAAGGCGGTCCCAACCAGAGGCGGGTAACGCAAGGAATTATGGACGTGCTGGGCGACGAAGATGGGGAGTTGGTGATTCAGCTTCTCAAACAGAAGCGCCCGTTGGTGGAGTCGGTAGAAGTCCAGTTAACCGCGGCGTCGGTATCCGTGAATCGTGAGGCCGACCGACAGAACCTCATGCAGTTGGCGACTCAGGTGTATCCCCTCTATTTTCAGGCGATTCAGCAATTGGCTCCTATCAAGGCTCATCCGCCGTTCCCGGGTGCGGATAAGGTGGCCGATCAGGCTGCCGCAATGATAAACAAGGTCATGCACAAGCTTCTAAAGACCTTCGATCAGATTGCCGAAGTGAAGAAACTCACTATCGACATTGATGAAATCCAGCCGGTAATGGCTCAACTTGGCATGGAGCAGATACCGGGGCAGATGAACGGACTGATTCAGGGCATGACGGGCGGCATGCAGCAGAACGGGAGCGCGCAGCAATGAGTCCGGATAAACTCATTCGTGCCATTCAAGCCGATGTATCCATGCTGACTGGCATCAATAAGTGGTTGGATGAGGAACGGCAAAAAGCAATGGAACGGCTAGCCCGGGCGGAAGGCACCGAGGTCTACCGCATACAGGGCGAAGCTAGGGCCATAAACACGCTCAAATTTGAACTCAAACGATTAGCGAGGCTGCGGGATGGAGACGAGGTTGACGAACAGAGAACGGGCAAAAACGGATCCGGTATTCCGCGCGGCCTGTGAAAAGGCCGGTGTGTATCCGTCCCGCCAGCAGTTTCGCAAGTTCAAGTGGAAAAGGGGCGCTGCATATCAGGCCCTTATTGACAATCATAACGAGAAGAATTGCCAGCCATGAAACCGTGCTCGCGCTGCAAGAAAGTCCAACCCTTGACCGAATTCGGCCCGAATAAACAGACGAAGGACCGGCTGCAATCATGGTGTAAAACCTGCTGTCGTGAGAAAAATCGACAATGGCAACGCGAATGGAGAGCAAACCATCCCGAATATTTCAGGCAGATGATCTGGCAACGGGAATACGGGTTGGACAGGGCGGAAGTCGAGGAATTGCTTGTTAAGCAACGTCATCGCTGCGCCATCTGTGAAGTGCGTTTCGTTATGGATGGACGCCATCAAGGATTTTACATCGACCACGACCATAAGACCGACGAGGTTAGGGGTTTACTCTGTCAGCGATGTAATCACGGACTGGGGCAGTTTTGTGACAATCCAAAGTGGCTTCGTAAGGCCGCCAAATATTTACGGGACGTGCGCATCCCTATTGACAAAGCGTACAAGCATCCGTTAATGCTCTTTGCTGTAAAGTAGAATTCTTTCTCTAAGGGAAGTGCGAGAGGCCCCCGTATGTAGAGGCTTCTCGTGTCCGAAGAGACAAAAGAACTCACCCCCGAACAAAAAGCTGAACAAGCTCAGATAGACCGCATCACCGCCGGTGTCACAGCCGGTGTCGCTGCGGCTATGCCCAAAATCACGGAGCAATTCAAACCTGCTCCTGTCGCCGCGCCCGTTCGCCAAGAGCCCGTTGCGCAATTAACCCGTCCCAGCGAGGACGAAATTGCCGACGCAATGGTGGAAGGCAATAAGAGCAAGGTAGCGGCCCTCCTCCGCCAGCAACGCGCCTACGATGACCAGCAGCGCAATCTTGCGGTCGCGAATCTAACCACGAGCGGTGGAGCGGCCATTGGGTCGATGGCCCGCAGCGTGGCCGAGCAGACGCTTGGTCCCGTCTATAAACGCTTCAAGAAAGACATTCAGGCGATGGTCGATAGCTACGTGCAAAGTAGCGGTGCCGTCGAGACTCTCGAAATGCATGAAAGGGCATTCCAGATCGTTAAGGGACAGAATGCCGATGTCCTTATCGAAGAGGCGCGTCAGGAAGCCATTCGCAAGGCGCGGGAGCCCGAGGAATCGCTGACTCCCGAAGGCCGCCGTCCCCAACAGATTCAGGAACCGGAACCCGAGAATCTACAACAGATCCTCAAGGGCGACTGGAAATCCGAATTCCGCGTCAAGCAGCGGGAAACGGGTGGCCGGTCGGATGATGAGGAGTTGCGCAAGCTCGGGTATCGCGACTTCAAGACTTTCGTCGAGATTCGCAAACAGAACGAAAAGGTTGAGGAAGAGACAGCCGGTACATTCGGCCTTGATTCCGACTGGCAATGTACCGCACACGGCATGAAGTCCTGCCAACGCTGCCTCAAGTCCCATGCAGAAGGAACCTATGTCTAAACGTAGTCCCGAACATCTTGCGGCAATGGCCGCAGGACGCGCACGCAAGGCATTGGAACGCAAGCAGGCGGCTGATGCTCGTGCCCTTCCTGCCGGTGCTCAACGCGACGAACTGAGGGCCATCAATAAGGACCATCTCGAACAGGAGATGGAGGCTCGCGTAAACAAGCAGGGTATCGAAGGCATCGACCGCTCCAAGCTGGAACGCAAGGACAACGAAATTCAGCGCCATATCCGGCGGCGCGACAAGTCCAGCGGCATTCCCGTCAAGGGCATGGAGCCCGGCTACAGATACGCCTTTCTGACCAACTCCATGAATCATGGGAGTCAGGCGCAGGCGAATATCCGCCAGCAATTATCGGACGCCAAGTCCGTGGGATACGTGCCGGTTCAAGGCAAAGACCCCGCCGGCGCGGAATACGAGGGTGGCGACGGCGTGTCGGGGACTACTCTCCGCGGAGTAGGCGATGTTTTTCTCCACAAGATTCGTGAAGAGGACTATCAGGCGACTCTGGCAGAGGATCGCGAAAAGGCGCAACGCCAGGGAATCATCGAAGACAGAGCCGTCGTATACGCTCGCGAGAGATTGGGAATGAACGTGATGCACAACATCGCGGATCCCACCGACAATTTCGTACAGCAACGCGAGCGCAACGTGGGCGCGGGTTCTTTGCGGTCGGAAACCATCACCGTGGGAATCAATCCGGGAGTCATGGTCAATTCGTCGCCCGCCACGGAAGGAGACTTCCGCCGCGGGAGTCTCAAGATGCCCAACGGTCAAACATACACGCCCGAAATGGCGGCGCGTGCCTATGGCAGGAGAGTCTAAATGGCAAGCAACATTCAGCCGATAAAGGTTGCCTACATCATGGGGGGCTGGGGCGATCAGCCGCAGCAGCTCTGGCCGGAAGGCGCCAGCCAGTCTTTCAAGATCGGCGCACCGCTGAGCTTCTCGAGCGGCAAGTTGATCATCACCGCCAACGTGCTGACTCCATCGATCGCCGGCATCGCGCTATCCAACGCCAGCGGCACCTCGACCACGGAAGCGACTGCCAATATCCAGACGGTTGTACCCTTGGCCAGCGTGGTTTTCGCAGTCAGTTGCGACACTACGACCACCTCGGGAACGGCGGCGCTCGGTACGGGCAAGCCGACCGACTTCAACGTCGGAGGGACGTATCAGCTTCTCGAGGACAGCACCTCGGGCAACTACTACGTCGGCACCGGCACCAGCAACGCGGTGTTCCAGATCGTGGGCTACGACCCGACTCTGGCTTCCACCATCAACGGTCCCGTGTACGCACGGATTCTGACCAGCGTAACGATTTGGACTTGATGACGTGATTTCATACTTGCCATTGACTATAATGGTCACATGGCAAAAGGAAGAAAACCGAAATACGTAAACGAGACTCCGGAACAGAGACTTGAACGGAAGCGCAAATACCATCGCGAATATGCCAAGAAATGGCGAGCAGCTAATCCTGAGAAATATAAAGCTGCAGTCAGTCGTGGCAGAGAACAGCGCGCTGCATATCAGAAAAAGAATCGCGAAGTATATCGCGAGAATCTTCGACGATGGCGCGCTAAAAAAGGCGATGAGTGGGTACGTGCTAACGCGCGCGAGCAAACTCGTAAATGGCGCGAGGCGCATCCCGAGCACGTTGCCAACTATCAGCGAGAATATTCGCGAAAGTACCGGCAGCGGCACCCACACAGCCGCTTGCGTTATAACTACGGACTCACCGACGAACAAGCACGTGACGTTTACGCGCGTCTCAAGACAGGTCCATGCCAGATTTGTGGAATCACTGGACAGATGTATCCAGACCACAATCACGCAACTGGTAAATTTCGTGGTTTATTGTGCCGACATTGCAACTTCGGCATTGGTCATTTCCGCGATAACACAGAGTTACTCGCGGCAGCAATTAAATATCTCGATGGGAGTTAGAATATGCCTGCTGTAACGTCTGCGTTCGCGGACCTCCTGAGTACCCGCTTCCAAACCTTCCTCGTCAATACCGGGAAAGAGTACAGACGTCTCTGGCCGGAGTGGTTCAAGGCCGTTGACATGGATACCAACCCGTACATCTCCGAGAAGATTTCGGGAATGGGCATCCAGTACGTCAAGCCGGAAGGCCAGCAGTTCCCGCAGGACTTGCCCATCATCGGGTCGTCCTTCCAAGTGACCGCTACTCCCTACGGGCAGTTGTTCTCGGTCACATGGGAAATGTGGCGTGACGACAAATACGGTGTGATGGGGGAGATGTGGGGCGACATGGGCCGCTCCAACCGGCTCCGGCAGGAAGTGCAGGCGTTCTCCATGCTCAACAACGCCTTTTCCGTGAACACCGGATACGACAACGTGCCGCTCATCACCAACGCGGCCGCTCCGCATCCCGACCTGGATGGCACCACACAGGTGAACCGGCCCACCCCTGACATCGCACTCAGTCAGACCGGCATTCAGGCAGGACAGATCAACTTCGACAACCTGAACGACGACCGTAGCCGCCCGCAGGACGTTGCAGCGACCAGACTGGGCATCAATCCGGCGAACCGCTATCTGGCTCGTGAACTGCTCGGTTCCTCAGGCAAGACACAGACCGCCGACAACGACATGAACGCCCTACTCAACGATGGGTTGGATTGGGGCATCATTCGTTACCTGACCCGCACTCAGGACTGGTTCCTGCTGGCGCCGATGGATCAGTCAGACGCCGAATTCATGTGGCGCGACCGCCCGCGTAGCAGGAGCTTTGACGACCCCTTCATAGAGGCGGCTGACTTCACGGTATATCAAAGGTTCGCCACGAGGCTGGGGGACTGGCGCTGGGCATATGGCAGTACATTGGGATTTTAGCCCATTGACATTCCCCGGCAAGGTTAATATGATTGGGGGATGGAAAAAAGAACTGACCGTGACTACAAAGCTGAGTGGGAGAGACTAAAGAACGATCCGGAATTGATGGATGCCAAGCATGCTTATCTACGTGAATGGCGTGCGCAACATCTAGAAAAAGAGCGGGCTCGAAGTCGAGCGAAGTATGCGGCAAACAAGGAATACTACAAGCAAAAGGGCAAGGCGTGGTATGACGCCAATAAAGACCTTTACCGCGAAATATACGAACCGCGTCGCCGCGAAAAACGAGCCGCTAATCCGGAACCCGACCGTCAGCGAGTTCGAGAATGGCATCATCGCAACAAGGATTACCGCAAGCGATACGACCAAGAGCGACGCGAGGGACCGCGCAGGGAACAGATTCTTAAACTCATGCGTTATGGTGCGCACAAGCACTATCTGTCGCGGGAGAAGTACGAGGAAATCTATCCGCGATTACTCAATGGACCATGCGAAATCTGTGGTAAGGAAGGCCCGATGAAGATCGACCACTGCCATGAACGGATGGTCTATCGCGGTGTTCTTTGTGACCAATGCAATCGAGGGATCGGCTTCTTGCGGGACGATCCCAAGATTCTGATGAACGCAATCACCTACCTCTCGCGAGGGGTAGCAGGTTAAGCGTGGGTGCGATTCCCACGGGCAGCGGCGTGAAGTCGTCCGTTGTTCCAAGGAGAAATAGATGAGCAGACCAACTGGATTTCCTTATGGCGTAGCGAGTTACGGAGTTCCGATGTTGCCGGGGCCGGGAGTTGCACCAACGGGGCAATTTCCATCGGCGGCGGCACAGATGAACGGTTACGTGGGGGTGCAGTTTGTCAGTGCCTCCAAAGGCTCCGATAGCTACGACGGCCTCAGTCCCCGGTATCCCCTGAAGAATCTCGACACGGCTTTTTATCGCTGTGCCGGTGGCCAGAACGAAATCATCTATGTTCTGGGCGGTTCCTCGGCAGTGTCGTTCTCGACCGGCAATAGCTGGTCGCCCACATCGGGAAGTACGGGACTCCTCTGGAATCTGTCTGAAACCCACCTGATTGGCCTTGCGGCTCCCGGGTCGAGCGGGCAGCGTGCTCGTATCACGAATGGGCTGACGACCAACCTGTTTACTCCGCTCATCACCGTCAGCGGAAGTGGCTGTTATTTCCAGAACGTCGAAATCTTCAACGGTGGGGCGGATGCTTCAAAAGCGGCGGTGGCTCTGTCCGTGACCGGTTCGTACAACGTATTTGAGAACTGCCAGATTTCCGGTGGTGGACATGCAACCGCGGCCGCAGATAACTCCTGCCGGTCGCTGGTCATCACAGGAACCGGAACCGGTGGTGGCGGCGAGAACACTTTCCGCGATTGCTACATTGGCCTGACCACGGTCAAACGTGGCGGAACTTCGACGGAAATCGAACTCAAGACCAACACCCCGCGCAACTGGTTCGAGCGATGCACCTTCGCGACGGCGGCGAGTGTGACCACGGTTGCGCTGGTGACGATTGGCGCCGGTGGGATTCAGGATTTCGTGGTCTTTCGCGATACCCTGTGGCTCAACCCGGGCACGTCGCAGGGCGGCTCGATTTGCGCACAGGCATTGGCTGTGACAACCGCCCCTGGTGGAGTCATCATGCTCCATAACTGCTTGTCTGGTGGCGCGTCGGTATCGTTCACCAAGTTCCAGACGACTGCTAATGCGGATGTCTTCGGAGACAACCCAGGCAGTGCGGCCAGCACCTACGGTGTGGCGGCGACGAGCTGATGAAACCCCTCGGTGGAAAGACGCCTCCGTTGCCTCCGGCGCCCAAGTCCGGTCCCATGCCCTATGGGATTCAGCGCAAGGGTTATGGCGGGATGGAGACTCGCAACAAGCCCACTTCTGCGGGTAGTGGCGGCAAGGTAGCGGGGAATTAACATGCCAGCCAAGTCAAAGAAGCAGCGCAGGTTGATGGCGGCAGCGGAGCATGGGGCGAACTTCCCTATGGCCAAGAAGCTGCGCAAGTCCATGACCAAGAGCCAGATGCGGGACTTCGCCAAGACCAAGGAAAAGAACCTGCCCATGAAGAAGAAAAAGACCGTCAGCAAGCGCAAGAGCAAGTCCAAGGCGGTCGTGTCCGAAGTCGGGAAGGCGCTTTCATGAAGAAGAAATCCATGAAGGGATTCCACGGCGGCAAGAAGGGCATCGACAAGGGCGGCGCTTTCGGTGTGAAGCAAGCCTTTACTCCATCCTCATCGCCGTTCATGGGCAAGAAGAAGGGCAAGAAATAGCTTTGTGGCCGAAACCCTACAATCAATTGCTCGAAGCGCCGTTGCACAACTCGGCCTCGACAAGGGGTACGAGCTAGCCACCCAATACTGCGCACAGGGATATCAGGAACTCTGCGCTCGCGCCAAGTTCCGCCATCTAAGACAATTCGGTCAGCTTTACCTTCCTGCTCCCATGCAGGCGGGCACCATCTCGCTCACCCTCGATACGCCGACCATAACACTGGATTCAACGGCTCTCGCGGCCCTGCAGACCAATCCGTTCTATCAGTGGCCGCAGGGGATGACGGGGCTGTGGTTCAGGCCGCAGATAGGCATCACTTGGTACGAGATCGCCTATGGCGAGGAAGTGAACGGGGTGGGTTATCTCATCCTGAAGACTCCCTTCGCTTACGACAATTCGTATCTGGTGGGGACCAACCAACTCACGCAGTCCAACGTGACGTATTTCATCATCCCGAGATATTTCCCCTTGGACCCGACAGCCAGACAGTTGGGCGTGTTCATGGTCGATTTCGTGTTCAGACCCCTTCGGTGCATCTCCGAAGACCAGATGAACCGGATGGTGCCATCTAGGTTTCTCATCTCGAGCTACCCCGAGTATTGGGCGGAACTGAACTCCAACCTGAACATGACCGGCATACCCAAGATGGTGGAGGTATACCCCTATCCGTCCAACTCGGTGACCCTTCACTACACCTTCTGGCAGACACCGCCTCTATTGAGCTATGGGGATTACCTGCCGCCGACCATTGATTCGGACATCATCCGCACCTACGCCAAGACCTACCTTGCCAGCAACGAATCAGGCAGGGCGATACGAATGGGGAACTTGGATCAGGCAGCCTTCTGGCGCAACGTATCGAATCAGGAAGAAGGCAAATTCGAGAACAAGATAAATAGAGCCATTCGCAACGATCGGGGACCAGAAGATTTGAAGCTGACGATTCGCAGAATGGGCTGGCAGGGACCGATTGATTATGATGCGATAACGACCGCCTTCGAGAACTTTCTTGCAGTTGGGTACTGAACTATGAAGAAACTGATTCCATTCATTCCGGTCGCCTTGCTGCTCTGTGTGGCGGCAACAGCGCGTAGCTGGACGAACAACGGTTATGCCCCGGGAGTCACCGCATCGGCTACGCCCATTTCCGTTGGCACCTCAACGCCGGTTGCGGTCGTTACCTGCGCCACCTCTCTCTACGGGACCGGTGGGAAGACTCTCTATCTAGACTTCGCCGTGAATGGGGGGACTGCAGGAACCGACAGCTGCTACGTGCTTCCGGCGGCGTCAGCGTCTCCATGCGCTGCGGCAAGTCCGGCACCCAATGCCAACCTCGCCCGGGGATACCCGCTGCCGACGGGTGGATCCGGCTGGCAGCATACGGTCATCAATTTCCCGAGTGCCGGTGGAGCGTCAATTCTGAGTTCCGAATGGGACGCGGTGTGTACGGCGGCGTCCATGAAGGTGAGTCCTACCACCCTTCCATGAAGCAGGCATTGCTATCACTGGGGTTCGCGATCGCGGTGCTGCTGCTGGTGGCGAGAACAAGCCATGCGCAGGTGGCAACGCCGACGCCTACCGCGACCGCTACGGCGACCGCGACTGCCACACCTACTTTGACGGCAACCCCGACTGGAGTGGGAACGCCGGGGCCACGGTCCTCGCCCAATGCCTTCGGGGGACCGCAGCCGTTCGGCAAGGGGTCCATGCTTGGCGATAACCGGGGCGGATTCGATGACTCCAACGTCGCCAATGTACTGAATGCCGTCAATCCGCAAAGCTCGGCTTTCGGCGGCTCCCAGTACCCGGGGCAGCTCTACAATTCGCTCTCCGGTGAGGATGCCTCCCGCTACAAGGAATTAGGCGGCGCGAATTGCGTCTCCAACGTCATACAACCCGCCGGAACCGCCAATCCGAACTCATGCCTGGGGACCACCACTTCCGGGCTTACTATGACGTTCGCGACGGCTTGCGTGGCCTATAATTTTGGCTACCGCTCCACTTGCGGGCTTTCTTCGGTAACAGGCCCTACGGGAGGCTCCGATTGCCCGGGAGGTAACGCCATCGTCTTTCAAGACAGTTCCACTACTTGGGTGGCGATGGACGAGAATACCACGGGTTCCAACTCGGGATTGGCTAATTTTACGCGGGTAACAGGCACCCATTACCTTATTGATTCTATCGATGCTTCAAGACCCACCATGCCGGCGGACGCCCAGTTGCTGATGCAGGTGACGACCTCGGGAGGGTCCATCACCAATGTGGCTGATCTACGACTCATGTGCGGGGCCACGTCCAGTGCAGGTCTGATCAACATCATGGATTACGGCGCCAAGTGCGATGGAAAGACCGATGATTCCACCGCCATAATGAACGCCATTGACGCTGCCTGCCCGTCCTCGGGGGCTGGAACGGGGTATTCAAGCGAAACTCCCTGTATCCGTCCGATATTGGTGCCTCCACCGGCCAATCTCTGCTGCCGGATTCATACCTCTTTGGATATGACCATGCTCCAGGGGCTGTCTTTCGGTGGATGGCCACAGGGGATGGGGCTGGGACCGAGTGTCATCTGCAACGACGCAGGTTCCACCTACTATGCCTTGGACTTGGCAGGTAGCAGCTACTATCACATTCACGACCTCCTCATCTCGTCCCAGATTTCAGGGGCGACCTACACGGGCAACGGGGGCAGACGAGGCATATTGGTGGGCCGAGTCGGGTCCACTTCCAATCAGGCGGCTCAGGGAACCATCGATCATGTGCAGGTGGACTTCAAAGGGACCACAGCTAATTTGGGCGGCGTACTGTCCGTCGGAATCTATTTATACGGTGCTGAAGTCACCGACCCACATGATGACCAGATGGCGGGTGATTTTCCTTGGGTCATCACCACCCACAATCCGGTCATTATTTCGACCGCGGCGCCCACTTCGGTGCCGACTCCGGCCGCGCCGCCAACCCGTCCCTCACCGACACCTACGGGAAGCGGCAGTCCAACGGCTACGCCTAGCGTGACGCCTACTCCTACGGCGTCTCCTACGCCTTATACGCTACCGTCGCCCATCGCGACTCCGGTGGCTCCGCCTACGGCTAGTTCGCTGTATCAGACTCTGGTTTCGACCAGCGCGGGGTCTACCCAGAACGTCCATCTCAACAACGATTTGGGCATAAGCACCGGCTACGGGCCCGGATTATGGGCGGATTTCGCGTGGTACTTGACCGCGGACAATTTCTACACCCTCAACGTCAATCCGAGCGATCCGAACACCAACGTGTCCAAGTTCGCTATCGCATTGAGCGGGGGTAACAGCAACCTCCAGATGCGGAATTTGGTGGCGGAGCACTGGTACTCGGGAATGTGGGTGCAGGGAGGGTTGAGACATTCCAACTTCTACGGGGAGATTCAGGACACCGGCAATCCGACCACTGGAGCTGTGGTGTCGTTCGATGACAACACCAGCGGCGGGGCGCTGAATGTCTTCGATAACACCTTCCATATCGACCCTGCGGGCTTTACCAGCGGACCTCTCTACACGGTCGAGAACGTCTGGGCGCAAACGTTCATGAACAACACGTTTGATTGTGATTTCAACGATACTTGGTGCGTGAATCTGGTCGCTAATAGCCCCGCTCCCAACGGCTGTCCCGGCACCGGCGCGGCTGTCGCCGGACCGCAATCCGTTTGCGATACGCATGTCACCGGGTCGGGCGTGAATGCACTGGGCATGGTGTCGATCGTCGCGCCTTCGGGCTCGGGCTTTACTTTGGACCTGAACGGCCATAACGCTTGCTCAGGATTCAACGTGGCGCTCGGCGCGTCCGATGGAGTGGCGCTAATCTATGCGCCTTGCGTTAACGGAGGCGGGGAGATTTTCTGCCAAGACCTCGGCTCAGGTGGCGGCAACACACAGACTGCGGGGCCTGTCGGCTGCAGCTCGGTGGCCGATTATGTAATTGCAGTCGGTGTCCCGGGGCACTTCATCAATTGGCAGCAGATGCGATGAGCCATCTGGTAATTCTTGCGTTTCTTTCTGCGTTGGCAACGGGGCATCCGCAGACCACCTGCGTCCACGGCGGCCCATTCTTGGCGTCTACGCATGGCGTGATGGTTGGTGAATGCGACGCCGGAGCGGGCGAGAAAATTCCCGTCCAGCCCAATATGGGCCCTGGGCAGAATTGCACGACGAACTACCTTTGGGTGCCTCCGGCGGGCATCACAAGCCCCGACTCGGACCCGAACATCTATGTCTGTCACTTCGACATCGCGGTATCGGTACAGAATCATAATCCCAAGAATACCGAGATGCTCTGTTTAGATGGCCAGTGTTGGAATATCGCTCCAAAGTCCGAGGGACATATCTCCAGACCTGACCACACGCACTGGATGCCCTCCATGTCCACCCTTTGCGATCTTCCTTCGCCCAAGGGGTATGGCTGCGGCCTTCAGGGAACGACCATCCTACCCTCCGGTTTTGGTATGTGCGCGAACGGTCCCGACCTAACCCTGACCAGCCTGATTCGTATCGACGAATGCGTCCCGTAATAGTGTGCGCAAATATCTCATCCCGCTATTCCTGACTCTCCTGTTCATAGCGGCGTTTGCCCCGTTCTTACGAAGCACAGATACCCCCGCCTACATAACCGCATCCCCTACCGCCACCGCTACCTGCGGCAGTATTACCTCGTCATTCACCCCTACCAACGCAGGGGATACGTGGGTGATGATGGTGGGCGCGGCAGGTTCCAGCACCAATCCGGTGCCCATTTTAGTCTCCGACAACAATGGTGGTACGTGGGTTCTGCAGGGCATGGTGAGCGGAGCTAATGGGGTCATTTCGGTATTCACGTCCCCTAATCACCCATCCGGGGCTACCACCATCACCATCACCGACAATGCCGGGACTGGCACCTGTGGACAGGTTGTCTACATGTACGAGTTCAGCAACCTGTTCGTTGCCCTGCCTGATGCGGTCGCTACCAATACCGCGGCCGGCTCGAGCACGACCTGGAGCGCCGGCACGACGGCCTCCTTGTCTCAAGTCACGGAAGTGGCTGTGGCGGGGTTTCTGGACAAGAGTGGTGGCAGCACCATCGCCAGCGCATCAGGTGCCACCAACGGCTTTACGCAGCCTGCGGCGGGGGTAAAGCAGGATTCAGGCAAGGAAGTGGCGATGGGGACGACCTACAAGATTACGGCCGCCACTACCGCTCTAAGCACTCACCTCACGGCATCGGCGTCAGTGGGCAGTTCCGTGTCCATTCTGCAGAGTTTCATGTTGGGAGGGCTTCCGGTGCCGCTCTGTAGTCCGGGGTTTAATGCCGTAGGGTTCGGATGCGCCTCCCAGACGACAGGTGCGGCGTGCCCGTCCAGTACGTGCGACGCGCAGCAGATTTGCTTCTTTGGACCCGCCAATCCGGCAGGGGCGACTCCGGCACCGATCTGTTTGGCGCAATGCACCCTGATAAATTCGTTCTCTTTCCCTGATACGATTTATGTCAATGGATGCAATCCATCGGGTCCGTGCCCCTGTTCCGGTGGAAGTCCGACTTCGACGCCGACGCAAGCGGTAGCGACGGCCACCCCGACCTATAATGCTCCTACGGCGACACCGACCTTTACCGCCGTACCGACGCCGACCGTACCGCCTCCATTCCCGACTCCGACGACAGGCCCTACAGCCACCCCGAATCCCGGCTGCGTACAGCCTTATTCCAGTGGGTTGGGCGTGTGTGTGACCGGGACTCCCTGCTTCTGCGGTGATTCCTGTGCATCTGGCGTGCCTACTACATGCGGTAGGACTGTGTGTCCAAGTGGCGCACAACTATGGGGCGGCAGTTGCATCTTAGGGACTTCCCCGTCTACTGCGATATTTGAGGTGCCAGCGTGCTGTTAATCATGCGTTGTTTGACACGCCACGCCTTTGAACGTTGGTTCGCGCAAGTTCGACATTCGCGACCCAAAGGAACAAGGTAGGTGTTCTTTTCATCGAAAATATGGCCGCGCTTGCAAAACTTTATGCGACGGCCTCGACGAGCATTGTTTTCCGCTCCAGATACGGCTTCGAGATGCGCCGGATTGACGCACCTACGATGCATACAAGCAGTTCCCCTTGGACAAAACGGGTCGCTGTTATGACAAGTGTGATCTATTTCATATTTGGTCGGTATGGGTCCAACAAAATGTTCATAACTCCAACGATGAGCTGGCATCTTTCGAGGGCCGAAACGGAATTTCCCATAACCATCTTTGTCGATGTTGCCTGTCCAAAACCAGCATGTGTCGGTTTTCTGAATGAACGCATTGAATCTTTCGATGGCAGTGCGACGCATAGGAATACAGAGTACCACCCCATTGGTGATTATGCTACGACTTGCGTGCTGGGGACATCTCCATCGACCGCCATTTTCACGGTGCCTGCTGAATGTCCTTGAGGATGCTAGCCACCTGTGGGAATAGAGCAACAGAAAGTAGGTAAAACCCGTCTATGCCTAGCCCCTCGATTATTCTACATTCGTATCGGCCCTACGAGCTTCTAAAGGGGTTCTGGATGATTGATTGGCAAAAAGCCTTCGCAGGTATCATCGTCATTCTCCTTTCAGTGTTGGCGTTCATGGGCGCATTTGCATGGAATTCGATCAACCAGATGCAAACCGATGTGGCGGTTATCAAGACCAGATTCGAGAGCATCAACAGCCAATATTCCGATATGAAGGTCAGCCAAGGAAAGTTGTGGGACAAGTTGACCACCGACGAAGAGAAGATGCAGGCGACAGACCTGAAGGCGGATGCTGCAATGGCCAATGAGTGCGCTGACTGCGCCAAGCGGGAGGCGGAGGGCGTGCGGCATTCACGATGATCGTGTGTACGACCTGGAAGGAAAATCCGACCACGACATCCTGGTGGAACTAAGGACCATCATCGCGACAGACCACGAGGATTTGAAAAAGAGAGTGAAGATACTGGAGCAGCAGCAGGCAACGGAAAGAGCGAATCAGAAGGGACTCTATGCGTTAGCGATGCTGCTGGGGGGTCTATTGGGGCTGTTATCGAACGTCTGATGCGTCCCTAGCAGTAGGGCGGCTAAAAGCGTATGAACGGCATTGGAGGGCGGGGATTAGAAAAACGATTGGAATGGGGATGCGGCTGTGGTGACGACTTCCCCGCCCTCTGATTTGGAACTTATGCGATACATGGAGACTCGGCAAGATGACTCAGTATCTTGAGATGCTTGGCTATGTCGTGGTGGGCGCTGGCCTGCTCGTCGTAAATCATCTGTGGTTGGGCGACATGCCTGAGTTGAAGGTGGCGGGTGTTGCGCTCATCGGGGTCGCAGCAGGATTCGCGCGGGGCTCCTACGTGCCTCCACTGACAGGGAAGCCATGAACCCACGCAAAATGGCTGGTTATGGCTGGCGTCCCCAGCTCCCCGACCATCGCGACTACAAGTTGGTGCTGCCTGCCGCCGTATTACCCGCCGAAGTAGACCTTGAAGGACTCTCCCCGCCGGTTTACGACCAAGGACAGGCCGGTAGCTGTACCGCGAACATGGGTGCCTATCTCTGGCAGTTCTGCGCGTACAAAGAAGCATTCAGCGACCGCGCCGTGCCCTCGCGCTTGTTCCTGTACTGGAATGAGCGGGTGCTCGAGGACAGCACCGATTATGATTCGGGCGCTCAATGCCGCGATGCCTTGAAAGTGCTCGCTACGATCGGGACGATACCGGAGACGGAATGGCCGTATGATCTGAGCAAGCTCACCGTCGAACCCACTGCGCAGTGTTTCGCCGATGCGAAGGCGGAGCGGTCGCTCCAGTATCGCGCGGTGGATCCGAATCGGGCTGCAATCAAGGCGGCGCTCGCTTCGGGGTTCCCGGTGGGATTCGGGTTTACCGTCTACGAGTCGTTCGAGGGGCAGACGGTCGCGCTTACCGGGTTGATGCCGATGCCGACGGCGGGTGAGAAGATCGTTGGCGGTCATGCGGTCGCGCGGGTGGGTTACATCGACAACGCGCTGCTCCCGCGGCCGCTGCCCAACAAGGCGGTGCTGGCGCCGCATCCGAGCGGCGGCTACTACAAGGTCAGGAATTCGTGGGGAGCCGACTGGGGGATTAACGGTTATTTTTACGCGCCGTATGACCTCGACAAGTTCTCCAGCGATTTTTGGGTGCTACAGGCGATCTGATTTTCGGAGGGTAAATTATGCGCTGGCATTGGCAGAATCTAAATGAAGGTGGCTCTGGATTGCGATACGGTAGGGCGTGGTTCTATCTGACCAAGCATCTGACGTTCAACCCCGAATGGACTTTCGGCCGAAACGCGCACACCGGCATCGGCATCAAGTTCGGCGGCGATGAAAGAACGATAATGCTCTCACTGGGCATTGCGTACCTGTTTCAGGTCTACGTGAGTTTCAACGGCGCATGGCCGCGCCGCTGGGGCTTTGGGAAATACGGCGAGCAGGAGCGCGATTTCTCGCTTCGGTGGTCAGACGGAGATATCCATCTTCACTTCGCGTCTGATTGGACCGAGCCGTCATACCACGGCGTTCATCGCAATATCTGGACGCAGCCGGGAAGCCGTAGCTGGCTGATCACCCCAAAAGACATTCTGCTCGGTAGACCCAAATATGAAGAGCGCGAAATAGAAACGGTGCCAGTCAAGATTCCCATGCCAGAGAAAGTCTACGACGGCACCGTCAAGATATTCGAGAGCACATGGACTCGCCCGCGTTGGCCGTGGTTTCCGAAGCGAATGCGACGTACCACCGTGGACGTACCGACTGGTATTCCATTCCCCGGCAAGGGCGAGAATTCATGGGACTGTGGGGATGATGCAACCTTCGGATTGACCAGCCCCGCAACAACGCCCGCTGCGGCGGTCGGTGCAATCGTTGAATCAGTTCTTAGGAATCGCGAACGATATGGCGGTCGCGCATGGACCCCAAAGACCGCTGATAACGGAGAACTGAACTAATGCGAAGAATAGCAGTGGTGGTGTTGGCGATTGGGCTCGCGGGATGCGCGAAGATTACCCTGACCACAACCTGTCCCGATACGAGTACGGGCGTGGGATTCGCGCTCTCAGGCAGTACCGTGGGCAACACGGCGCTCTCGATGCTGGGTGCCGCGGCTCAGGGGGCGAAGTTCGCGGCCAAGGAAGGCGCGGCTGCTCCCGCCGGCACGAGCGCCACAATGTCGTACGAGTATTTCCCCGTCTTTGGCGCTGACTCAGGTTCTCTGAATTGCACGCAGCCACCGCAATCGACGGTGGTGGTCGCCTCGCCTCCCGCGAGCGTAATCCATTGACCAGTAGCGAGTTCACCCACAAGCTAATGCTCGTAGAATCGGGCGGCGACGCTTTTGCGTGGGGCGATGACGGCCGGGCGATAGGTCTATGGCAGGTTCATCCATCCTGGGTCTTCGATTGGGCTGGCAGACTGCGCCTATCGCCCCTGGTCGATGAGCGATGGAACGACTTCGTTCAGAGATTAGTGATCGCGTTCTTCGAGTATCATCCAGCGGACGGCTTCACGCCGGTTCAGGTCGCGATGCACTTCCACCTCGGGCACATCGTGTATGAGGGTGCGAGCACTTGGGATGTTGCCTACGCGGAACGCTTTATGGCTGCTTCAGTTGCCTGAGAATCTTGTGCGCTTCGGACATCACGCACCGTGCATGTGCTTTTGAGCAGAGTTCCCCGTCACCGATGATTTCCCGGATTTGCTCGTCGGTGCTGCTGGTTTCCACGTACTCAAACCATCCTTGAATGAGTTCGATTGCCGCTTCTCGTGGTGACATTGGCATCTGCATTGGATTAGCTCCCCTGTGTTATGAATATAGCGTCCCTTGTAGTACCGCCCGCACCATTCGTGATCATGAGACCGCATGAAGCAGGGCGACGGCGCGTGGAAGTAGAACCGCTCTTGCTTCACCGCTGCTCCGTCTGCGTGAGGGCTTCGCGTTCCAATTCCTTCAGCACTCGGTCTATGTGCTTCACGATGAGATTAAGGCCGGATGGTTCGCCTCGCCATCCTAAGCGCATATTCTCGGCTACTGCACGAGCACTCAATAGTTCATCCTTGATGCTCATTTCGCTGGGCCTTCCTTGGTTCAGACGCATTCATTCCTGATGCGCGCTTCGTCGGGAGCAGGAGCGGCGGCTTCACCAGCTTCTTTCTCGGCGCGGTCACAGACAAAGTGGAGTTGTAATGCGCGAACGTCCATGATGCCATCTTCTGCGACAGCCCTTTGACGTACATCTGCAATTAGTGTTTGAAGCACCTGCCTCACCCTGTCCACCGGATTATCCCAAATCCTGACCAGCTCATCCCGCTGCTCGGTGACACGTTCCAGCTTGGCGCGGAGGTCATCGCGCTCCTGCGTCATTCGCTTTACGTATTCCCGCTCCAAGTCTTGCAACTCAGGTGTCTCGTATTCCCGCTCCGATTCCTGTGGCGCTTCGGGAGGCTTTGGGGTAGGGACATCGTGGTGATAACAATTCGGATGCCATCGAGAATAGCCACACGGCTTGATTGCTTCGGACTTCTGCGCCGACTCCGCAGTGGGCGCGGCGGGGATGGTGCCGAGGTAGGCTTCTACCGCGCGTTTAGCTGCGGCACACGAATCGTATTGACCGAGATGTTTGTAAGGATAACTCAGGCAGATGCGAGCGTCCCACAGATCGTTGCTGTCGGCTTCGACTTCGGCCAGTAACCGACCAGTCTCATTGTCGTAGAGCTGTTTCGGGCTGGCAGACCAGCGCCCATCTCGCCACGTCCACTTCGTTGTCTCGCTCATGGGCTACTCCTTGGTTAGTTCGGCTTCGACTTGCTTGAGAGTTTTATCATTCCGAGAGCGTGCCTGCCGTTGTCCAGTACAAAGAGGACAGTTGGCCCCACGCGTGCCTTCCTTATCCCAATGCTCGTGACCGCCCATCGAAGTGCGTAAATCTTCATTTGCGTCAAGCAGCAGCTTTATCGCCCGCACCAGCTTGGGTGCGAGGTTGGCGGCGGCGACGATGTACTCGGCGTTTAATCTACGTCCTTCGGTATCAGTAGGCGGTCCTGCGACAAATGCGAGGTCCATCATGCCAGCGTGAACTAGGTGCTCATCGATAGAATGATATGCACTTCCCCACGGCCTCGGCGTCGCCTTCTCCCCCTTCGCAATCAGGTCATCCAGAACTGCGTTTAGGTCTTTCATAGGGCTATTCCTTGAATGGATTAGGCACGATCTCCGCGATGATTTCTCGCTTAAGCGAGGCCCACTTGTCTCCTTGATTGACAAATGGCGGATAGAGTGCGACCACCCACAGACGATCACCTTTCCATCGACTTGGATCCAAGGTGCCATGCAGGGCGTTCTTCGTGCAGATTTCGAGGGGACCAGAAATCTCTTCCACGCTCCCGACTTTACGCGGCCCGCCAGTGCCGCCATTTGCGGGACGACCATCGGCAGCTGAGCGCCAGAAGGCCAGCTTGCAATTTTCTGGTGTTTTCGCCCGTTGAGTCGGTACGAATGAACTAAGAACGAGTGCCCAATAGCCGTCACCGTCGCCGTCGCCGTAGCCGTCACCGTCGCCGTAGCCGTCGCCGTCGCCGTCACCGTCGCCGTAGCCGTAGCCGTAGCCGTTGCCGTAGCCGTTGCCGTAGCCGTAGCCGTAGCCGTAGCCGTCGCCGGCGCCGGAGCCGGAGCCGTAGCCGTCGCCGTCGCCGTAGCCGTAGCCGTAGCCGTTCACTTCCAAATTATTGTTTCCCATGCCTTAATCGCGTCGTTAGACGCCTCCATGACTGAGGTCACGTCCTGCAGGGTGATTGCAGGGACCGCTGGCCCAACTCTGCAGTCATTGGATGGTCCGGTCGCGGCCAGCCCGAGCACGCCCTTGACATCCGCAGACCAGTACACACACATCCGCGCCCGCGTGATCGTGACTATCTTCGCGTCCTTGCGACTCTTGCCGTCCAGGTAGCCGAAAAACACCCCACGATGAGCGGTAGTTACTACCACTCCCTTTCCGTTCTTGCTCGACATACGTTCTCCTTTGCGTTTAATTGCGTTTCGTTTCACCTGCTTGGACTCACCACGCCCTGATGCTGATCAGGGGCTACGGCGTTGTAGATAGAGAGCGCCAGGGCCGCAGAGACGGCGCCGGCGGTAACGATGAAGAAGCCTTCACAGGCTACCGGCGTAGGCGTGGCGGTAGGCACCGGAGTTGCCGCGATGGTGGCTGCTAATAGGAGAATGGGGAGGGTCATTTTAGTGCAGCACCAGCCACATGACGCCCGCGCCGAAGGCGAAGTAAATCACGAAGCCGAGGCTCTCCATTACCAACCAAGTCAGGAAGGGTGCGTTCATTGGCTTAGCTCACGGGTGATGATTCCATCCTCGCCCCAGTACTTGATAAGCTCTCGTGTCTCGCGACCAGTGGCGAGCAGGCTGGCCCAAGCGATGCCGCGGCAGAGATTGGTGATCCACTTAGCTTTCATGGTGCTTCCTTCGCGGCGTATTCGATCATGGTCTTAAACAGATAATCAGCTAGCCACCATTGGTCATTGAAACCGAATAGTAACGATAAGGAATAGAGCACGTTGAGTCCCGCATTGGCCTGTCTCAGGTCTGCGGGGCTCCAGAACTTAGCTTTCAAGACCGATCTCCTGGGCGATACGCTGTGCAAGGTCAACGAGGGTGTTCGACCGCAGGTACACAGCGTCTAGGCGCGTTTCCAGAGTGTCCAGCCGCTCCATCAGCGTCGGCTTCTTGGCTTCCACGGGAACTGACACTTCAGCGTAGTAGTTCTTGCCGTTGCTATGCCGTCGCACAGCCGACACCAAGCCCCCGATGGAGGTGCGCTTGAGTCCGTACTTACGGCGCACCACTTCCTTGTCCACCCCTGCCTTCAAGTCTAGATATGCGTGCTTTCTCTTCTGCTCTTGGGTCATTCTCGTGCCTCCTTCTCGACGGCTCTAAGGCCGTGTTCGATAACGATCTCTACAACTGCCGTAAGTGTGCGCCGTTGCCGCTTCGCCAGCAGCGCCAGCCGCTTCTTTAGTTGCGGCGTCATGCGCAGCGACACATAGGGCCGAACGTGTTTGCTGTTCTCGCTTTGTTCCATGCTGCACATACATAAACAATTGCGTGCTAAATGTCAAGCACGTCTGTTGACATTCGTTGTGCACCATGATTAGATTCATCCCATGAAATATCACATGCACCCGCGAGAGTCGGGTTATCCTGCGGGAGTACAGAGCAACCATCCTGAGTTCGCGACGGCGGCAGAGCGTTATCAAAATCGGCCGCCTATCTGTCGCGTGCATAAGTGGGAACCCTATCGTCGGACCGACCTGCCATTGTGCAACGCCGAGATATGCGTCAAATGCAAAGTGACGCGCTATGGAGCAAACCATGACTGATGAAGCAATCGAAACCGAGAGTCGGCAGGTGACGGTTCAGGAGCCGAAGCCAGCCTATGCGCTAACCGAGTTGACCGCCTCCGACATCGTGGAGAGGCTGGCCAAGATTGAAGACGTGCAGCGGCGGGCAATGAAGCCGGGATTGGACTATGGCGTCATTCCTGGCACGGGTAGCAAGCCGACCCTGCTCAAGGCAGGAGCGGAAAAGCTCTGTGTGCTGTTCCGGCTGGACGCCCAGTTCACGGTGGAGCGGGTGATGGAAGGCGACCATCTGACGGCTGTGGCAACCTGCACGGTCTATCATCAGGTATCGGGCCAGCGGCTTGGGTCCGCGATCGCCATCTGCTCGTCTCGGGAATCCAAGTACGCCTACCGGAAGGCTTCCAGGAAGTGCCCGCAATGCGGTCGCGAAGCCATTATAAAGGGCCGCGCGGAGTACGGCGGGGGTTGGTTGTGCTTCAAGAAAAAGGACGGCTGCGGGGCCAAGTTCGAGGACACGGATACCCGCATCACGGACCAACCCGAAGGACGGGTGCCGAATGAGGACGTGGCGGATCAGTTCCCCACCGTTATCAGGATGGCCGAGAAGCGGGCCTTGGTCGCCGCGGTGAGGTTGGTAACGGGCGCCAGTGCCATCTTCGATGAGGACATGCCGGAACGGGAGCGCACTGACCCTGAACCTCCTTCGGTGCCTCCCGCCTACGACCCGGAAGCCAAGGCGACAGATGATCAATGGGCGTTGGTGACGAGCCACGCCAAGCGATTGCTTGGGGCAAAGGACGGCAAGGCGTGGTGTGCAGATCAATTACAGAACATGGGCATCAAGGTCAGGTCAGGCATCAAGGTCAGGACGTGTGCCGAGTTGATGGCAAAGCTGACCGAGCTCAAGGAGCGCATGGCTGTGGAGCGGGTGACGGCGGACGATGGCGCGGATGCCGACGCCGGTCGCACTGATCTGGACGAAGATGGGGACATAAAATGGTAGAGGAGCAGCCCAAGCCCGAGGTTCAGGTCTTACCCGACGGTCGCGTACTCACGTACCCGCCCCTAAGCCGCGAGGAAGAGAGGATTCTGCGGGTGCTGGCGAAGGGCTTGTTTGTCAGCAGATTCGCCTTGTCCTGGGCGTATTACGAGGCGGCAGGGGGCAACCCACAGCGCATAAACAAGCTGGCGCGTAGGATGGGGCGTTTGATGCCGCTTCAGGTAATGCTGGTGGATGAAAGCGAGGAAGTTGGCGATGAAAGTATACGTGGTTGAATTTCAGGGGATTGATGAAGGCAACTTTGAGGCGGTCTTTTCAACGCGGGACAAAGCGCAGGCATTCATTGATCAGCATATGTGGCAAGACTATCTCCACATCATAGAAGCTGTGGTGGATGAAGTAGAAAGCCCCACCGGGGGGTGACACGGCAGGGCTTTCAGAGCAGAGGGAAAAGAGGATTACCAACGATGAGTCTAAAACCTTGGAACCATAAAAGCAATACGCCCCCGCGAAGTGCGGAGGCGCAGTGCTTGTCTCTGGGGCTCCAGCCAGTAATCGTCCCCGTGTTGACATTTATCGACTGGCGGCGTAAATGTCAGGGTGCTTACAACGACGATCCATATACAAACAGAAATCAGGGTCGTCTGCAAGGGATGGGACCGCAGAGACCTGACTTGCCGTGCGCGAATGTGTCGATAGGCGAGGAAGTCGAGCTGGGGTGGCGGGGCCTGCTGAAGTCGAGTAAACGATGGAAACCGGCGAGATGGAGCCGGGGATGACGACAACCCTAAAGCACTGTTAGCCGTACCGGAGGCGCACCATAGATATGGCAGCGATGGAGAACGTAGACAAGCAAGGTCGGGGACCCGGCGGTCCTATGCCTGCGACTCGGGAGCAGCTATTCGCTTTATTGGAAGTGGAACAGAAGAAACTCCAACAGCAGAAAGAAGTCGTTGAAGGGCTCCGCAGAGTGATATTTGAATTGGATCAGCGAGATGAATTAGCGACAACGTCGCGCCACTAGGAGGAAGAGTCAAGTGATAATACGAGAAATCATTGACCGGCTTAATGACTGTGCCGGAAGCTTGGAAGAACATCCGACTGAGGAATGGCGTGTGAAGAATACTGCCGCGTTTCTGCGTGCGACCGCTTTACGTATTCAGCGCGATGTGGAATTGCAAGGCAAAATCGCGCTAGTGAAATTGAATCACGACCTTAAATGCCTGCTTGAAGATGAGAAAGGCGATTCGGTTAAGTGAGGGGAAAGCATGGAACAATCAGGCTTTGACGCATTCTATGCGCAGTATCCACGGAAGACCGGCAGGCAGGCGGCGCTAAAGGCATGGGGGAAGCTCAAGCCGGACGTGTTCCTCATCAAGGAAATCATGGACGGGTTGTCGGTTGCGTGCGAGGGATGGGCGGGCAAGGAGGTGGAGTATATTCCGCATCCGGCGACCTGGTTAAATGGCAGACGTTGGGAGGACCAACCCTCTAAACCCTTAAGTGCCGTTCCTGAGGGCAGGCCTAATTTCTTCACGGGGTTGCCTCAATTCGAGCCCATCACCGAGGAGGAGCGGCAGAAGAACCTGGAGCTGCTGAAGGATTTGCGGGAGAAGCTGATAGCGCGCCTTGATATGCGTTCCAGACTACGGCTAAACGGGCGCATCAGCGCCATGCACCGATGAAAAAAGAAACTAAAGCGAGTTGGGCACGATGGATGAAACAGTGCGGGTTTAAATTGGCGAAAGGGGCCTCTGGTATTCAACTTTGGACTGGTGTTGATAATCCGCGACATATTGTCACCATATCGCGGAGGACTTGGAATCGGGCGAACCATGGCTGATTACCACGACATACCAGCCTTTCAGCATCAGGCGCCGCACGAGGACGGGCATTATAGAGGCAATGGCCGGCATCGGTATCAGTGCCCGAGATGCAAGGGCTGGTTTGAGTTCTCAAGGAGTTCGGTGCATTCAGGGGCGGCGGGCCGGTTTCTCTACGGCCATCTTGAAGAATGTGGCTTGGTGAAAGAAGGATGACCATTTACGATAAATACGCGAGTTTCACGGGTGATGTGGTGACGACAAAGTTTCCCGATCGCAAGCGTAAGGGCCGGGGACGCTACAAGGCGGTCCCATTGGAGACGGATGAGGCGGCTAACCTGATAGCGTGGAAGTGCGCCTTTATGCGAACCTACCCGGAGCTCGAGCTGTTATTTGCCATTCCCAACCAGGGCGCCGCCGGTCTTAAACGCCTACAGGTGGAAGGGACGGTCCGCGGTATACCCGATTACATGCTGGCGGTGCCCCGAGGCCGCTTTAATGGCATGTTCCTCGAGCTCAAGCGTCGCAAGGGCAGCAAGCCGAGTCTTGAGCAGTATCACTTCCTCGGGGCCCTGACCGCACAAGGCTACTACTGCACGATAGCCTATGGCTGGGACGAGGCACGGGACCGGATCGTTCAATACTTGGAGGAAAGGCTCAAGCCTGAATAGAATCGACATGTACGCGAGGATGCAGTTTCGCCCACGCCTTCATGGCGCATTGGTGCTTGCAGTAAAGCTTGGAATCGCGATTAGTTAGGAATCGGTCGCCGCACTCAAGGCATCGCTTTGTCACTTTTTCTTTCGGTTTGTATCGACTCATCGCCTAGAATCTCCCTGATGCGCGGCACGATATAAAGCTGCGCCTGTTCAACCGACTCGAAATACAAATCATGCTTGACCGAGTTACACAAGAAGCAGGACGCAATCCAAGGACCACGATTGCCAAATACGACCCACGGAAGGAAATGGTCCCAGCAAACTTTCACCTCCGTCGCAAATGATCGCTCACAATATGCACAGCGATGACTCTGCTTAAGCAAGATTTCCTGTTGAACCTTTACGCTCGGTTTCCTGCGCGGAGCGCGTCCATAACCACCCGATGCGTAGACTCTTGCACGCCAATATCTGTTTGCCATACGCGCATTGTACCACAGCCTTATCCCCGTATGTCAAACGCCCACTGCCCTATCGCCGTCCCCGTTCCCATAGCCACGCCCAACAGAGGAGGATGAGGCCGGCAGTCCAGAGGTAGGCGATAAGGTAGGTCATCGCGTCTTCTGGCTTTCGGCTAAGTTCTTGAGCAGTTCTTGGGCGAGTTGTTTGGTTGCTTTGTCCGTCATGGAAAGTATGGCAATCGAGATGATGGCTAGTGATGCTTCGATGCCGTTGAGACTTGAGATCAGTTTGGTCCATTCATCGTTCACTTGGTTTTCTCCTTCACTCTCAAGACAAATACGGCCATTTGTGCGTATGGATCGCCACGTTCGGCCAATTCAAACAAGCGAACCAGATACTGTAATAATGGAATCGATCCAGCCATCATTTGTGATCACGCTCCCATTCAGCAGCATCGGATTCGTCATCGGTCCATTCGTGGGCATCTGATTCAGGCACGCCATAAGGCCATGGGTGGTTAGCTGCCCTTACTCCGCAAATCAAGCAGGGCTTGCCCAGCTCCCGCAGGCGCTCCGTCTGTTCATCCCAGGCTCTAAGGGCATCCGCATGCATCTGGTCGATGAGGTCCACCACGCGCTTTCTCGCATGGTAGTGGCACAGATTCTCGCAGACTTCGCCAGGAGCATCGAAGCTGAACTCTGGGGTTCTGCCGCATGAATACAGGTGCTCATCCTCTTTGGTTATCCTGTCGAAAGCGGAACAACGGCGTTCGGGCTGTATTTGGTGGCGTATGCGTAGTTCGTTCACTTGGAATCCTCCTTATCCCATTCGATGGGATTTGCTGTCCACTCGCGCGTTATTCGCGCGGAAGTCCCATGTGATTTCGCCCGCATCGGCGACAAGCGCCCGTCGGGCTGTCCTCAAATGCATGGTCCCATCCAGTCGGCGCGGAATGCCAAGCCTCTAACGGCTCGTTTGTAAAGAAAACGGCTTCGGCATTTGGTGGGGTACCGACTTCGCAATAAGTTAACTTGCCGTTCCGGCGCCCCAGATAGCGGACTGGTACGACATAGCTATACTTTTCGCCATCCCCATCGATAAATGCGACGGTCTCACGACAAATAGTCCCTTCTTTCATCGTCTCTATCTCCTTTGTTTGCCTTCCTACTCGATTGACTCGAACAGGATGCTGAATGGCGTCACTTGAATTTGCTTCCACTTCCCGCTCAAATGCATCCGCTCGGCCTGTTTCAGTCCCTTGAGAGTCGTGGTGTCGATTCGCTTGTATCGTTTCATGATTGAATACAAAGCATGAGACATGCCATGTCTCTAATTCCCGTATTCATTGAACTATTCCCTCCTGAACCATGCTCCAAGTGACAAAATATTGCCGCTTCTGTCATTGGATTGTCACTCGCCACATGGTTGCTTGAATATTTCTCTCTTGATGTGGCAAAATATCGCCAGTGTCCAAGCAACTCGACCATGAACGTCTAATCCGCCGTCTTAATGGCATCCGCTCTGCCGCTCTCGAGAAGCAACGCGAACGTGATAATCAGGCCAAACTTGACGCCTTGACACCTAATCTGATAGACCGAGCAACGCATCCAAGTGTTTCGGAAGTCAATCCAGACAACCTAGTCCTTAAATGGTCGGATAGCTTAGGTCGTATGATCCTCACCAAACCTAACGGCGCTACTGTCTCTCTCTACCGCAATCGCTACAGACATCGCCGTCACTCACGCTTCTAACCGACCGTGCGCTTCAACAGCGTAACTGGCCGCGCCGCTCTCTGTGCCCGCGGTGGTCGCGCCGCCGCTAAAGTTCACGCTCGCTCTCACTTCGCACATCAACGCCGTATCGGTGCTATCGGTCGCATCACTAGAGCTCGCTTAGCATTGTGTCGCAAGCTAGCTATCGTTGACTCCTTATGCGAAAGAGCAACAGGTCTCCCACTATGGTACGTAGCTCAAGAATACGCTGCTGGCAGATTAGATGAGCTAATGGCTAGCTTACCCAGACCACAAGACATGATACCGAAATAGTAACCCAAATGGGGTTCGCATAACATCGATTATGTTAACTACGCTACTAGCTGCCAAGTGGCAACGTCACAGAGCTCGCTGCTACCACTGCCGGCACGCACGCATCCCATGCAGCACGGCTATCAGGTTGTTCGCCAGGTGGAATGCCCTGCTTCGACCCCGCCGGGGGGCCACCCAGCGCCTTCTGTAGATATCGTTGATACAGCGTCCCCAAGTTTCCACAAAAAATTAGTAGAAAATTCTGAAAGGGTAGGTGCAGAGACTTGACAGGTCTATGAGGGTAGGCTAGTCATGTCTCTATGGATGAGTGCATTACTGAGGAGTGGCTGAAATCTATCGGCTTCAAGTGGCATCAGTTTGACCGGCAGCCAAACAAGCAGTGGCTGCTCTGGCTTGGTTGCGCGACTCATCAATCGGAGAAGCGGGGACAGTGGTCAAGCATGACTGGCACCGAAGATATTGGTCTTGAAGTAACGCCCGTCGGTCATGATGACGAGTGGTTCTGCTGGTTTCGCAGCGATGTTGCTGGACGCTACTCACGATTCCTCCACATTCGCCATCTAAAGTTCCAGCGGGAACTTATCGGTCTGATCGAGGCTATCGCTGGCATGCCGTTCGATTCGACTAACGCGATGTATGGTTCACTACACTGCGCGCGCCATGCGGCGGCTATCCGCGAGATGGATATGCGACGAGACATTGACTGGATGAAGAATGGACCATCTTGGCGAGACATTGAAAAGGACGATACGCGTGGGGGTGCGCTGCCTGAGCACATGGAAGCAGCAGAGAAGAGCAGACGGAGATGAGTTACCCCTTAAGAACCTGCAAGTGTGGGCATGAGCACCGTTGTTGGGCGTTGGATCCGCGGGAGAATGGGAGGCGGCGGTGGACTAGCAAGTGCGTTGGGGCAGCGATGGACCCGACAGCCGTGGAGAAGGCGAGCAAGGCACTTCCTTGGAAGCCCGTGACCATAGACACGAAGCCGAGGGGGAAGCGATGATGCCTGGTTCGGTGTACGCAGACGGGCTGGTGAACCTGATTCACATGGACTGTCTGGAGTATCTGGAGTGGGTTGGTAAGGAGTGCGTGGTGGTGACAGCGCCTCCGTGGTTTGAGGCGCCAGCGGCGGTGGACGAATTCTTTGAAAGGTGTGAAGCGGCAGAGATAGTGACGTTGTGGAGGTTTTGGGATCTGCCGCCGATAAGTCAGGAGCGGTACGAGTTGGCGGGGGTGGCGGTGTGGCATCGGCAGGATGGGGTACAGACGCTGAGACACTATCTGCCAAGGGTGGAGGGGAGAAAGCGGGAACAGAAGGTGTATGCGCCGGTGGTGGCCGAGCCCGTGG